CTATTTCTTGCGCACCATCCGGGCGACTCTGTCCATGCCCTGGACTGCAAGCCGAACTTGCGAAGCTTCGCGCGAATACAGCTCTGCATGCTCGATATTGTCGTGGCCAAGCACCTCCATCAACTGACGGGTGGAAGCCTCTGCTTCGGCGAGATAAACGCCCAGCGACTTCCGTAGCCCGTGCAGCGTGAGGCCCGCCGGCAAACCTGCCAGTTTCGTCCAATGGGCCATAGCGCCAGTCAGAGACTTGGCCGAAAACGGTTTGCCATAGGCGGTCACCAAGATCGTCTCGCCGTCGTGGTCGAGCGCATCGAGGATCTCGGCCAGCATTGGCGTGATCGGGACGAATATACGCTTGCCACCCGTCTTCTTGGCGCTCTTGCCTTGAACAATATCGAAGCCGTCGACGATGCGTTCTTCGCCGTCAATGATGATCCTCTTTTGAACCCGCTGGTCCTTGCGCAGGCCGGCGACATCGCCCCGCCGGTTGCCGAGCCACAAGGCGAGCCCATAGCAGGTGCGCGCGGCCGACCCGAGAGGCCAACGCTCTTCGTACTTCGTCATGGCTTCCTGCGGCCATGCCTTCCAGCCTGTATAGGCCGGGCGCCATTCAACCAGATGTGTTGGGTCTGCTTCGATCCAGTCCTCTCGGGCTGCGACCCTGATCAGTTTACGAATGGCTACCAGTAGGTGCTTGGCCTTGTGCGGCGTCGCTACGTAGGTGCCAAGGATTTCTTCGACGTGGCCGCGGCGCAAATCCTTCACCTGAACATCGCGCCAGGAGAGCGGGTTGTCATCGACGATGCGCGTCGCCAGAAATTCCTCGATCAGCCGACCATTCATCGATCGCGTAGCTTCGTCGAAGGCAATCCATTTTGCGGTCAACTTCAGCAGCCGGTAAGCCGCGCCAAAGGTGGCAGGCAATGCAGCACCCGGCATCTGCACGACAGCAGCCTTCTTGGGCGCTCGCCCTTCAACGGCGGCTTGGTATGCCTCCTCGAATGCAGGATCGCTGGGTGAGGGCATGACGACATTCCGGCCCTTGTGACGATACCGCCAGCGGGTTTTCCCGTGGCGGTCCTCGTAGCTCGAAAGGCCTGGATAGTCGCTGATGTTCATGGCCCGGACGCTAAGCTTTCCGGTGCCTGCCCTGCAAGAGGAAGTCGACGATGTTTTCTTCGTCATCACCCGGAAGATCGGTGAACGCGGCATCAAGCTTGATGCGGTCCCACACGACGCGGCCATCGATCCGCTTCGGCTTTGGCATGCGCTTTTCGGCCACAAGCTGATCGAACTTGGTCGCGCCGACACCCACGTAGCGAGCGGCCTCCTCGCGACAGAGGCCCCGCGGCCAATATGGTGCAAGGTCTCCCCGCGTCAGGGCTCGGAGCGAGGTCGTTGGGCGTCCTTCGGGGCGCTCGGTCATACGCCGCCCTCCTCGCAGCAGGCGCGTTGATGGCCGGCTACTTGCCGGTGACAGAAATCAGCCGCAAATTGCAGAACAGGCCCGGGGGGATCATCATGATGGGTTGGTTGCGTTCGAATGCCATGTGGGTCGGTTTGAGCGCGCTGGCGGTAGTTGCCGCGATCATCATTGGCGGGGTCGACTACTTCGACCTGACAGAAACTATCGATGAAAACTGCGACTCCGTTGTCGAGCGATTGCATCCTATTCGGTGGTTGCTTCAATTGGCAGTCAGGTCTGGGTGCGCGCTGCAATCGCTGTCCGCAACTATTGCCATGCTTGGGACTGCGTTGACTGCCGTATTTACGGGCACGCTTTGGTGGTCGACCAACAGGCTTTGGCAGGCAAGCAGGGACCAACTCACCGCCGCCAGAGATGCAATAAGTGTTTCCGAACGACTGGGTGAGATTCAGGCGCGCGCATACGTCCAATTTCAGCATATGGACATCTCGACTGCTTACGACGGCGCAGGAAAGCAGATCTTTGTGTTTAAGCCGACGTTTGTGAATTCCGGGCAAACACCCGCTCTGGTTCGTAAGACGATTGTTCAAACCAGGATCGTAGAGGACGGCCGACCCGAAACGCTCGATTGGGGCCACAGCCTTGTTGGCGAGGATGCCCAGATCGCGCTCGGAAGCGGAATCGATGTGGCTGTGGCAACGCTCACTGTGCCGCTCAATGATGCTAAACGCTTGGGCCCCGGCTACCGGCTGTTCTACCGTTTCACGGTTGACTACAGTACTGTCTTTTCCGCAGACAAGACCTTTCGGACAGAGCACGCAATCGAGGTGGTTGCTGAAGGCAATCCCTCGCAGGCATTTGCCGGCGCGAGACCGTCTAGTGTATTTAGCTTCGCTGCCCAAGCGAAGGGCACATCTATGACCTAAGCGCGTCATACAAATATCCTCTTATGCAAGGGCACAGGACCAGCAGGACTGCGCCTGCAAGCGCCGTCTGGTGATGTCGCCCAGCTTGGGAACGTCCGGATAATGGTGAGCGAGGACGGCTGACCGGAAGGCCTCGATCTCGGCAAAGGCAGCGGCCTCCCAGCCGAGCGGAGCAAATGCGACCGATGCCGCCTCGATGCCGCTGCAAAGGCTGAGGAACCTCATGGCAGCTCACCCCCTTGCGCGCTGGCACTAGGGGCGACGAGAGCGGCACAGCGGCGTCTGGTTTCATCGGCCTCCTTGTTGTCGCCGTAGTCGCAGTCTCCGCAAACGTGGCATTGGAGGACGGGGACGGAACAGCCGCAATCGGGACTGCAGCCGGCGTTGCAACCACCTATCGAAACCCATGTGTGCCGACCGAGCTCCCGGCAGGTTGCACGTGCGGCTTCTCGCTCTAAGCGGGCGACCACTGCACGTGCCTCGTCCAATCGATTGGCAAGAGTGCTCATCGGTCGCTCTCCCCCACAGCCGGGGAGCGGCGCGAGGCGAGAACGATGCGCTTGCCAGCCTCAATGTCTCCGCTGATTTCATAGAGCTTGATTGCCAATTCGAACGGGTCGATCCCGTGCGAGCGCCAGAACAGCAGTTCGTTTTCCGAATGCTGTTGCTTGTGCTCTGCCGTCGTCAGGGGGAGCGTCCAACTGTCGTCGGGCTTCTGCTGCATGCCGGTGTGCTTCTTTCGATGCACGGCGCTGCCGATGCGGATGTGGCAGGCTTCGCAGCCGAACAGTCCAGAGAGGACACTCGGCAACTTCCTGATGAACGCCAGATGCGCAAGGTCTTCCATGCGCTTGGTGGCCTTGGACGATTTGTCCAGCGAGAAGGCCGTCGAAGGGCGGGCGATCTGGAACATCACGCCACCTCGACCAGTTCGCAGGGAACGATGCCGGCGGTGACCAGTTTGGCTATGAACCAACGAGGAGCACGCGCGATGCCTGACCCGAGAAGACCCATGCCCGGCGAAGAGCCGCCGAACCAGCAGCCGGGACGCGACCCGCAACCGATCGACGAGCCGGACCCGGATCGCCTGCCGGACGAGGAACCGCTTCCGAACCCCGACGAAAATCCAATGCCGCCTTTGCATGCGGGGACGCCGCCAAAGCCGTTCCCCGACCCAATTCCGCCGACGCCGCCAGGGCCGGACCCAACGCCAGACCCACAGCCAGTACCAACGAGATAGAAGCCGCGCATTAGACGAAATCCTCCATGTCGAGTTGCGGGGATTTCGAACGCCGGGTGCGCGCCGCGTTCACCTTGCGGTGCGGGGCATCCCATTTATTGTGACAGCGCTGGCAGAGTGCCCGGCACCGGTCAGGGTCAGCGTGGCTCTCGTCATGATCCATGTGCGCGATCGTCAAAACGACCTTGCCGCCAGTCTCAGGGTGAGCCTGCCCATTCTCGGCGCGGCAATGCGGATGCTGCGGCGTGCCTTCACAACGGTTCTCGGCGCGCTCGATGATGCTGGCGCGGAAGCCAAGCCATTCCTTCGACTTGATCGAGCCGCCCGGGTAGAGCTTCATGCGTTCGGCAGAGATCGGCATCACGCAATCTCCCGCGGCTCGATACCGGCAATGCCGGCGATCAGTTCGAGGGTGTCGGCCATGTCCTGGGTGCCGTCGCAGACTGCCGAGCAGTTCCGCAGGATCGACATGCCCTTATCTCGAGCAGCCTTTGTAACCGTCGCCGGGGTGAGGTTGTCACGGATGCCGGCGAACTGGTTCGTCAGCACCTCGGCCTCGCCGGGCCCGGTCGCCGCCCAAAGCATCTTTGCGGTCTGCTTGAGCCAGTCGCGATCCTCCTGAGTGAGATCGGAGGCCGGCGACGCGTCAGGACGATCCTGCGCTTCACTCTCGCCAGCCTCCGCTTCGCCGTCACCGGCGGTCTGGTCGACAGCGGAGCCGTCGAGGGGGATAGCGGCTCCGCTGCCAGCGCCCGACGACGGGGGGGAAGCGTCGGACGGTTCTTGATCGATTGCAGCCTCGCTGGACAGCGCGGCCGTCTCGCGGGTCACGAAGTCCACGTCGAAGCCTTCGCGCGGCTGTGTGGCGTCCTGTGGCTGCAGCTGCGCTTGAAGGCGCTGCATGACTGATGGCTGGTCGACATCGCGAGATCGTGAAGCGCGCGCGTTCTCGGCAAGATCCAGCATTTCATCGGGAGTGTAGACGCCGAGCAGGACGGCAGGCTCGTAGAAGCGAGCCCAGTCACGCGCGCCGCGATACACAAGCATGCGACGGTAGTTCTTGGAATGAGCCCATGGGCTCTTGTCACCAGTCGACCATTGGGCAACCGAGCCGTCGACGATCCGGGCGCCGGGATACGTCATCCCAGGCTTCACCCGAGCAATCATGTCCTCGGTCCAAGGCTGGTCCGAGACGTAAATCCGATAGTCGGTCTTCGACGGTTCGCCAGTGAAATGGTGGTGCAGCCGCACCCCGAGTTTGGCATCCAGAACCGCGGCGACAAGCTTGCCTTCATAGCAGAGCTTGCCGCGGACAACGGCGACGCTCTGGGCAACCGCGAAGGGGTCCAACCCCCAACGGACGGACTGGTTCACCACCAAGAAGCAGTTCGAAATGATCTGCGAGAGCGGAAGCTCGCGCTTATCGGTGCCAGTGCCTTCCTTGTACAGCGACTCCGGTATCAGTGTGCTCTGCGCCATCACGCTCGCAATGCGCTGCATGTGCTCGAAGCGGCTGGTGTCGAGCACCGGGATCGGGTCGACGACCTCGATCAATTGGCGCTTGGGCTTATCGTCGACAGGAGTGATCGCGTTCATCATGCAGCCTCGGCGTTGAGAGCCGCATCGATCCGGGTCCGAGCCCAGGGCGGCATTTCGATGTAGGAGATTTCACGGTCGAAGCCGTCGTAGCCGGGCCAAGCCTTCTGCTTCAGGCAGTCGCTCAGAATCTTGAGCCCATAGCGCGCCTGGCGCTCGCCGAGGTCGATGTCGCTGTCCTTCAGCTGCATGACCCGGACGTCGTAGGGCGGAGCCTTCTCGACGAAGACGAAGGTGAACGATGCGAATGCGTCGGCACCGAGGACTTCCCGCACGATCATGCGGAGCATGCCGGCCTGGACGTGGTAGCCGTTGGCGTAGATCGCCCGTGACAGGCTTTCGTCATCGACCGACGCGGCGGTCTTCAGATCCACATAGTCGCCGCTGGCGTTCGGCATGACGTCGGGACGCGCCTTCGTCCAGATGTTGTTGTTCAGGAGGAAGATCGACCGTTCGATCCGGCCCTTCAGGATGCCGAGCCGAACCGGCTCTTTGACCTGCAGCGCCTCCGCCATGTGGCGGATGTGGCCGATCTCGGTTTCGGTGATGACAGTCTTGCCGGCGGTGGCCTGCTTCTGCAGCCATTCCTTGCAGGCGTTGGCGTTGGCATTCCAAGCCTTCCACGCGCCCTTGTCGTCCTCGTACTTCTCCGGGCGGAGGGCGTACTGTTCAGCGAAGCCGTGTTCGCCTAGCAGCAACATGTGCGCTGCCTTGCCGAAGTCCAGGGCCTGCTTGGCTTCCGGTTCCTCAGCTTTGGGATTGTACGGCGAGGTCCACCAGTATTCAGCCGGACGCCGGAGCAGGGTGCGAAGCCCGCTCGACGAGATGGAGAATTTGCCGCCGAACAGCGCCGGGTCACGGTGATAGGTATCGATCGGCACGCCGGCATAGACGCCGTTGGCGATGATCGGCTTGCCGTCCCAGTGACGTTCGCCGAGGAGGCCGGTCAGGACGCTCTTTGCAGCGTCGCCCAGGGTTTCGAAGTTGTTCATGGCAGCACCTCTGCGATGTGACCCATGAGGATCGAGAAGGCCAAAGCGAGCCAGACGAGGTCCGATGGGTGGGTGTGGTTGATGAAGCGGCGCATTACGCGGCCTCAGTGATCTGGCGGCGCTCGGCCATCTGAACGAGTGCGACTGCGATTGCCTCGTCGAACGTATTGCCGTTGCCGCTGGCGCAGTTCCCGGCGCCCGGCTCGTCCCAGTGGATGTAGACGGTGATCGGGCTGGACTTGTGCTGGGTGAACAGCATGACCGAAACCGACCTCAGATCATGCTCGGCGCAGACGCGATGGAAGGTCGCTTCCATTACGCAGCCCTCCGCATGTCACGCTCGCGGCGCTGTTCGAGCTCGTCCGCCTCGCGCCAGATGCCGAGCGCGTCATAGGCTTTCACCAGTGCGTTCGCGGCCTTGATGTTTAGCGGGACCAGAGTGTCCAGCGCCGACGGGCGGTACTTGGTGCAATGCGCCGGATAGTTGGCGGCCAATGCGATGCCGAACTCGCAGCCGCGGTTCAGGTCATCCATCAGGCCAATTGCCCGCTGCGAATGATAGTCCGCCGTCGTCCAGTAGGCCGGCTTGTCCTCGAAGTAGGCTTCGAAGGCATGGTCGACGCTGACGCTGTCGCTGAACCCATACAGGGCAATCGCAGCGTACAGCCGGCGCTGGCCTTCGCGGGGCGACTTTTCCGAGCCGGTCAGGGCCGAAGCGAAGTCTGCGTAGGTGCGGGTAAGGGCGTTCATCTCGGTTTCCTCTGCCAGCAGATCGGCCCGGCGGGCTTCTTCGTGCTGGCTTGATGGACCCAACATGGATTACAACACGAAACATGTCAACACGGATAATGTTGATTGACACGATTTATGTTCACGCCATACAACACCGGTCAGCGGCGACCGGGTGCAATTCCCGTGCAGGTGAAGCCGCAGGCGCGGGAAGCGAAAGTCCTACCGTGCTGCCTGAAAGTGAGGACGGATTGCTGAGAGGCGTCCTGGCGCGTGTCCCATCCCGGCTCCGGCCTTCAGGACTTGGCCATAGCTCTCCCGCTCCTTGGGCTCAGCTCATGGGGTAGGGGGAAGCTGTGGCCGAAACCCTCCCTCTCGCAACCTTCAAAACCAAAGATTTCTGGAGATGTTCAACAGTCTGAGGATTTAGCGAATGCCTATCTCAGCAGAGAAGATGAAGCTCTACCCGGGCGGCTCAATCAAATCGCCAGAATGGCAAGAAATCCGCGAGCGCATTCGCGGCCGCGCCGGGAACCGCTGCGAGAAATGCGGCGTCGACAATCACGCCTTGGGCGGGCGCCTTCGAAGCAGCGGCAAATTCTTGCCGGCCCAGCCAAAAGGCGACAATGGCCTGCGCCTTGTTTGGCCGAAGCCAGGCGAGGAATGGTGGTGCGGGGAGGGCGAACCGATCTTTCTCCGGATCATCAAGATCGTTTGCACGGTTGCGCACGTCGACAACCATCTCACTGATCACTCGGACGAAAACCTGCAGTTCTGGTGCCAGCAGTGCCACCTACGCCACGACGCAAAGCAGCACGCTGCAAGCGCCAGGGTCACAAGGCGACGGAAGGCGCCGCAGATCGATCTCGAGGATTGGTTGGGTGTTGGCTGAAACGAATACCCCGGCGCTAGGCCGGGGTCGGAAGGGATCGTCAAACGACAAGACGGTCGCCTGCTCGTGGTTTTGTCACGTTACTCGGGAGATTGAGCGCTGGCTTTTTGGCATCCAACCAATCGCGCTCAATGAGCGTCCGATAGGCGAGCTTAATCTGCTCGGGGGAGAACTGACGCTTTCGATCATTCCATGCGTAGACAGTGTCGACAACCTCGCCAAAATCGCGAGCTCCGTCCTGTTGCGCCGCCCAATAGACAGTGGATAGAAGCTCCATGCCATAGGGCGTCTCGAAGCCGTCGATCAGTTTCGCGACGCGATCGAACCTCTCCCGTGTTGCCATATCCTCGGCCACAACCCTATTGGCATCCTCATATGCGCCTGGAATGATACTCAACGCCTTCGTCGGGTCGTCGCCACCATCGCCGTAGCCTGCGATGAGATGGCCTTCGATGTTATTCAGGACGTGACGTAAGTTCACCGCATAGGGGCCGTAGTTCGCTTTGCAAAACTGCAGCTTAAGTGGCTGACCGGCCTCTTGCATGAAGAAGAGCAACTTGTGAGCTTCGAGCAAGGACACGAACGGATCCATCAGCCCGTTGAGGTATCGTTGAAGAAGCACAACGAGTGCAGCCCGCCCCGCGGTCATCGTTGGGATAGGCCGATTTCTTGCCAATGCTGCAGCGTCTGGCGCCCCAGCTGGTTCATATATGAGGGTTCTCACCTCAGGAAGATTCGAGACTGCCTGTTCAATCATCGGGCGGACTTCGGACCAAGCAAGGCCACCTAGCCCAGCCCCGAGAGGGGGGATAGCAACCGACTTAATACCTCTGTCCTTGATCACCTTGACGAAGTCGACGAGTCCCGAGGCAATATCCTCGATCCTGCTCTTCCCCTTCCAGTGCCGCTTGGTAGGGAAGTTTATGATGAACCGAGGGGAGAGCCGACCAGTCTCGAAAACGAACATACTGCCAGGCTGAACAAGCTTGACCTTGCATGCCGCTTCGTAGGCTTTGAAGTTGTCGGGATAGGCGTGTTTGAACTGCAAGGCGATGCCACGTCCCATGATGCCAACACAGTTTACGGTGTTAACGAGAGCGTCGACATCTGCGTCGAGGATATTGCCGGTACGGAATTCGACCATTCTCCCCTCCTCAGTAATACCAGTTAGATTCAATAGCGACGGTTGGCTTGTGCGTAGCTTTCGCGAGCGCATTGGTCACGAGGTTGAAGGTGGCCAGATTCTTCACGCCAATTCGATCCACCAACTCCCATGGGAAATTGTTATACACCAGGAATTCAGCCTGTTTTGCGTGTTTCACGGCATGTTCCTGCCAATACTTGGCACCAATGTGAGTCCAGTCGAGCTGGTCGAGCTTCGCCGCCTCACGCCAGAAGTCTGTGTAAACTGCGCCAGCGTTCGATCCGCTGAATGCCCAACTCTGCTGTCGTCTATCTAGTTCCGCAATAACTTTGTTCAAATCGCATTGCAGGTGGATGATGGGGTCTTGCCCGCCCTTGTACGTCAATTCGGGGCTCTCAGCTCTATGGATTACGTACAGCATCACCGAACGAGGGCAGAAGTAGAACGGAACGAACTCTCCGACCGTAGCTCCTGCGTAGCACGTCACGGGGAGGGTCAGACGTCGAGCCTTGATAGTTCCCATGCCAATCGTGGTCCCTGGGAGCTTGAGTTTCACGATCTCAGCGTCGCTCAGAAGACAGCCTGTGTTGATGATCGACGGCAAGCGATCAACATTCACAATGTGATAGATTTTTGGGTTAGCAGGTGGCTTGCCCATTGCCTCACTCAATCGCCCTTGTGGCTACTAGCCAACAACACCAAACTTCCTGAGCACTCGACCGATGATGTTGGTCTCTCCCAGCGATTGAGACTTCGGCGGATGTCGCGGATTGTCTGAGATAACGTGAATTCGCATGTCGTCTTCGTCCGGGCCGCCAGCCACTTCCAGCCGCTTCACCACGATCCCGCCGAACGCATCCGAAAGGGCATAAATCCCGTCAGGTGAGGGGACGCGGTGCCGAGTGTCGACGAATACGAAGTCACCCTCGTTAAGGGTCGGGTGCATCGAGTCGCCCTGAACCATGACAACAGTTACATCGTGCGCTCGCAGGCCCAGTGCCCCGAGCAACACAGGAGGCAAGCGCCAATAGTCGCGGATGACGTCAGCTGAGAAAGTAAGGCCGTGCCGGCCAGGCACACCCTCGGCAGTCATGGTCAGCCCGCCGGCGCCAAGACCCGCCGTGACATCGACTTGGGCTGATGCGTCTGCGGGGATGCCCCGCGCACCAGTCTCGCGACCGATTGTCGGAGTGTCTTCGCTGTCATCGCCGTCTGTGTCGGGATCAAAGCTATTCACGAGCCTTGGCTTCGGGGGCGTCCCGTCACCGGTCAGTAGGTAGGCGGCAGTCACGCCGAACTTGCGGCCGTACCGTTCTGCTTCCTCTGGGTTGAACTCGTTCTGTCCGTTTTCGTGGGCGCGATATGTGCTTGCGTGGATGCCCAAGGCAACTGCTGCCTTCGCTGCAGAAGGGTACTTGGCCTCTCTGGCGGCCCTGAGTCGTTCGCCCATTGTTTTCATGGCGGCGACATTCGCAGAACGATCAACACTAATCATGTTGACATGTCGACATGAATTGTGTTGTACATGTCGCCCATGAACACGGTGCACGACATCTTCGACACTTTCGGCGGGACTGGCGCTGTCGCCAGGATCATCAACGTGAAGCACTCGGCGGCGTCTGAAATGCGCCGCCGCCAGTCCATCCCAGTCAAATACTGGCCCAGCCTTATCGAGCACGCGAAGGCAACCGGCGCTGCGTTGGACAGCGACGCGCTCGTCCGCGTCCATCTTCCTGCCTCGGAGCATGCGGCATGATCCACGTAGAGCAAGCCGAGCCACGCCGCGAATATTGCCCGCCGGTAGGCGTTCGTTGGCACGAATACGCGGACATCTTCCCTTGGATCGAAGGCGATGCCTATCGCGCGCTGGTCGACGACATTCGCAAGAACGGTGTCCTCGAACCGATCGTTATGCTCGACGGTGCGATCCTCGACGGACGCAACCGCTACATGGCAGCCCGCGAACTCGGCATTGAGTATCCGGTGGTCGAGTATCAGGGCACCGACCCGCTCGGCTTCGTCATCAGCCACAACCTGACACGTCGGCATCTCACCGAAAGCCAGCGCGGCATGGTCACGGCGAAATTGGCCAAACTTCCGAAGGGGGCCAATCAGCATAGCGAAATTTCGCCATCCTCCATCACGCAGGCACAGGCAGCAGAGATGCTTAATGTCAGCATCGACACCGCAAAATTCGCGCGAAGGGTCGAAGAAAGGGGAACCCCGGAACTCGCCAAAGCTGTCGAGCAAGGCAAGGTCAGTGTTTCCGCCGCAGCCGCGATTGTTGACCAGCCTCCCGAAGTTCAGCGCGAAGTCGTCGCCCAGCCGAACGTAAAGAAGGCGGTGTCCGAGCTTCGCAAGTCCGTCCTGGAAGCAGCGAAGCAGGGCGCGTCCGGTGTGTCGGAGCAACCCAGCAAAAACCCTCACTACCGCGCACCAACCAAAGCAGGCGAGGCGTGGACGAAACTCTACGGTTCCTGCCGGGCGCTGTCGGAGTGGGCAACGGCAGAGACAATGCTGCTCGCTCAGCACGGACATGCGGAACGTACCGACGATCAGTCCGCGAACGTCGCTGCCGTCCAAAAGGCGCGCGACACCCTCAATGAGTTTCTCGGAGGTCTCAATGCTCAGTGACAAGCTCCGCCTCTTTTACCAGAAGGTGAATGACGCCGTTGCCGTCCACGGCCTGAATGCCAAGGCGGTTGCCGACGAGGTGATCGCAGAAGCGTTCCCAGACACGATGGCAGCTGCCACCCACGAGGGCGCGGACACCATGCTCCGCAACGGCGTGATTGCCTTCCTCTCGGCCTATTTCAAGCGAGCGCCGAAGATGGATGCGGATCAATTCGAGATGGATATCCCGTCGGCCCTGACGCCCATCGTTTCGCGGCTGAAGAAGGATGCTCACTACGTCGAGATGTTGGGGCAATACGTGCCTGTCCCGCTTCTGATCGCCAACCCAGAGTGGCTGGACGATGCTCGCAAGTACAAGCGGCGCAAGGGCGAGGAAACGCTCTCGGAGGCCGCTGTTCTCGATGAACTCTATGTCGCTGTGACCGGAGCCTAGCTCGTGGTCTGGCTTGCTTCAGCCCTTTATGCGCTCGGCATCATTGGTGCCGCCTCGGCCGTAAGCCGGGGCCCCGATGGGCGGTATGTACCCTCGGGCCTGCGCGAAAACACCGTCGTCATTTGCTGGCCTTTGGCGGTTGCAGCCGCGATTGGCCTGGGACTTTACACCTTCGTTCGCAAGGCTTGCAGGCCATGAGAACGAAAACTGCAACTGCACACTCTGACGGGCTCGGCGGTTCTGATGAGCGTGCATGGTTCGATCCTTTCATGGATCTGACGTTGGACTACTCCGACGGGACGCCCCGCCTTGTGGGCTACCCGGCGGTTAATCCCGGTCGCCAACGGTTCGAAAATAGCCGTGGGGCACCGCAATGGAACGAAAAAGCTTTTCCAAATCCGACAACAGTTTTGTCGAGGGCAGCATGACTACCGAAGCGTTGAGTGAAGCGCGCACCTTCCTGGAAGTTCTGCACGACGCGGAATTTCAGGGGCGGAAGGATACCGATGGAGCGGCACGTTATCGCCTCGCCACCCGGCTTGGCATCAAGGAAAACTACCTCTTCCGTCTCCAATACCGCGCTGAAGAAATGAAGGACGTAGCTGGCGAAGTCTATCGCCGGCTCAAGCTCGCTCACGACCAGTTCTGTGAGCGCAACGAGGCTGCCGCCGAGCGGCACAGGGCCGAGCGGCTGGAACTAAAGGCAATCCGACATGCGGTTACTGACAAGCCTGCGCAAGCGGGTCGCAGAGCGAACGATGCTCGAAATTGAAAAGGCGAGGCACCAGCCAGTGCGGGGCTTCGTCTTCGTAGCGGCAGGTGCAGCAGCGGCGATCCTGGTGACGATCTGGGCCATGGACGCCAACGGAATGGCGATCACGCAACGACCAACAACCCAGCGCGCCACTGTGTGGTGAGGAGGAGACAAACATGGCTAGGACCAAGACCCGCGTAAACGAGAGCGACACCTACGACCCGTACACCTCGCGCGGCCCGGCGGCGGCGCCGGCAAAGTCGACGCATCCAGCGAACGAGATCAGCGACAAGGACCGGAAGGTACTCTTCTTCATCAACCGCAAGAACTATCTCGAGGCGCAGGCAGCACAGAAAGCCGCCAACGCTCGCATGAAGCAGGTCGGCAAGGTCATCAAAGCCGACCTCGGCGAGTACGGCCTCGACCAGATCAAGACCTACGAGAAGGCGCAGACGCCCGAAGGCCAAGCGAAGCTCAAGGCCAAGCAGGAGGCCGAGCGCCAGGCCATGGCGTTCGCCGGCGTTCCGATCAATACCCAACTCGACATCTTCACCGACCGCGCACCACTGGATGAGCGCGCCTATCGCGACGGTGAGGAAGCTGGTCTTCGCGGTGACAGCCTGTCCAATCCCTACAACGAGGCGTCAGCCGAAGGGCAGGAATATGCCCGCGGCTGGCACGACGGGCAGGGCGCTCTCTTCGCCGGCATCAAGAAGAAGGAAGAGGAGGCCAGCGGCGACGAGCTGATCCAGGGTGGCGACGAGGACGGCGACCCGTTCGAAGAAACGAAGGCGGCGTAGAAATGACGGTCGTCGCCTCCAACTACGCCCGCGCGGCAAACGACCTCTATCAGACGGAGCCATGGGCGACGGAGGCGTTCATTCGCCAATTCCCGGTTCGCGGCATGACCGTGTGGGAGCCGGCGGCTGGCAACCACCTCATGGCCGATGTTCTCCGAGAACACGGTGCTTCAGTTTGCACGTCGGACATCACTGTCTATGACCGGCCGCACAATGCCCTCTTCGATTTCCTCCTCGATCGCCCGCATAGTGAACCGTCGATCCAAGCCATCATCACGAACCCGCCCTACGGCAAGAGCAACCGGGACGCAGTGAAGTTTGCCCGGTTGGCGCTGGAACGGTGCGACGGCCTCGTTGCCCTGCTTCTCACGGCCAAGTTCGATTTCGGCAAAACCCGCGCTGATCTGTTCCGCAACAATCCCAGGTTCTGGGCGAAGATTGCGCTCGTTGACAGGATCCAGTGGTTCCCCGGCGATACGAGCGGGACCGAAGACCACGCTTGGTACGTCTGGGGCCCCAAAGGTGCCGTGTATACGCCGCGGATGCTCTGGGAAGGGCGCGAGCCGGCGAGGGTGGCAGCATGATCATCCTTGGCCTCGACATCGCAACGACCACCGGATTCGCTTGGTACGAGCCCGGCTCGCCTCTCGCATCCATCAAGACCGGCCTCATCAAGGCCGTGGGCGACAACGCCGAAGAGAAGGCGGCATCACTCGCTCAGCAACTCGTTGCGATGTTCAAGGCCGGTCGGCCCGACTTCGTGTCGATCGAGCAGCCTATGCGCAACGTCGTCTCATTCAAGAAGACCAAGCAGACGCTGACCGGTCCAGTCGACGAGCAGACCATCAACCCGAACGCGCTGCAGCTCGAAGGGCTGGTGTGTGCGGCTGTGGCCATCATCGCGGCCTATCGCATCCCTTGGGAGACAGTGCCGTCTGCGACGTGGCGCAAGCACTTCCTCGGCATGGGGCGCTCGCCTGGGTTTGACCGGGCAGCGTGGAAGCGTGCCGCAGTCGACCGGTGCCGAGCATTCAAGATCGAGGTGAAGAACGCGGACGCGGCCGAGGCCGTCGGCATCGCCATGGCTGGTGAGGCTTGCCAGCGGTTCAGGATGCTTCGGGAAAGGGCAGCAGCATGAATGTTTGGCCGGGGCCGCTTTTCTATCCGCCGGTCGGCAAGATTGCCGTGATGCAATCGGGCGCTCGGATAGAGGTATGGGACAACGATTCCGACAGCGCTGGTTGCTTCACGGGCTTGCTGCTCAAAGGCGGCGATCTATCGTGCATGTGGGATCGCACCAAAGTTGATCACATTGAAGAGCCTACCGACGATGACCTTCATCTCGGCATGTTACCTCGCGCGGTGGCGTCATGAACGCGCTCGTCTCCCGCGCCAGCATTTCCGATATCGCCCAGCGTCGCGATGCCTGTCTCGCAGCTTTCCAGCGGGCACGGGAGATTGAAGCCCGCGCAGCCGAGGAGTTATCCGCAGCGCACCAGCTGCTGAAGTCAGCGGCGCCGTTTTCCCAAGGCTTCTACATGTCGAAGGAAGACGAGGCGAAAATCCAGGATCGGCAGTTTATCGACGCCCGTGTCTGGGACTCGCTGGTCCGCTCGACCGAACTCAACCACCTGATGGACAAGAAGGCCAAGGACGAGTTGCGGCAGCAGCTTATGACCGATCCGCCGGAGTTCACCGAAGACAGCGCTTATTCCACCATCGAGAAATTTGCCTCCGAGGCCGGCATGATCTTCCGGCGTGGAATCGCCGAAGCATTCTCTACCCTCGACCGCCGGTTTCGTTCGCACTCGGGTTGGAAGATCGGGAACCGGGTAATCCTGTCGAGCGCCTTCGATGTCTGGGGTCACTGGAATTACAATCGCGACCATCGGTCCACGCTCCAGGATATCGAACGGACGTTCCTCATTCTCGACGGGCGCAAGCCAGTCGCTGACTACGCCGGTATCGTCGGCGAGATCGACGAACACAGACGAGGAGACGGTCGGGGCGCGCGCCAGTCAGAAATCGAAAGCGAGTTTTACAAGGTCCGCATCTTCCAGAACGGCAACGCGCATCTATGGTTCAAGCGCGATGATCTGGTGCAGACCGCAAACCGGATGATCGGCGAGTACTACGGCGAGGTCATTCCGGAAGAGCGGAAGTACGATGACGACGGCGGCCTTCATGAGCCGAAGCGGACGCCAGCCAAGAATTACGGGTTCTTCCCAACTCCGGACGCTCTGGCCGAGCGCGTCGTCGATCGCGCCAACCTCCACAATCGCGACGGCAAGTATCGTGTGCTCGAACCGTCGGCCGGCACCGGGCAGCTTGCCCGCGCCGCTGCGAAGCTGTCCACGGTGGATTGCATCGAAATCCAACCTGACCTGGCCGAACGTCTTCGGGGCCAAAACCTTTTCCGCAAGGTCTTCTGCGTCGACTTCCTGTCACTGAAGCCCGAAACGACCGGGCTTTATGACCGGGTCATCATGAACCCACCGTTCGACCGCGAGCGGGACATAGACCACGTCATGCACGCGCTGAAGTTCTTGGAGCCGAAAGGCTTCCTCATCGCGATCATGTCGGCACACACCGAGTTTGCCGAGACCCGCAAGGCCGCGGCATTTCGCGACCTCATGGCGAAGATGAATGCGCAGTGGGACGACAACCCGCGCAATTCGTTCTCCAGCGTCGGGACCAACGTCAACACGATCACGTTGCGTGTATTCAAAGATGGAAGGACGTTCTGGTGAACGCGCACCCTGGCGACTTCAACATCGATCTCCCGAACAACATCGAGGCCGAGCAGCAGATCATTGGCTCGATCTTCGTTTCCAATGACGCCTTCCATGCCGTGTCGGCCTTCCTGACCTCGGCCCACTTCTTCGAGCCTATTCACCGGGAGATATTCGACCTCATCGCCAAGATGATCGGGGCAGGCAAGGCCGCGACCCCGATCACAATCAAGCCGTTCCTGCCGGCAGATCGGACCATCGAGGGAATGTCCTTGATGCAGTACATGGCCGCGCTGATGTCGGACACCGTCGGCGCCTACCACGCCAAGGCACACGGGCTGGCGATCGTCGAGGCATACGAACGCCGGCAACTGGTCTCCATTGCTCACGAAATGATCGACACCGCGTTCCAGGCTGGGCCCGAACAGACAGGCGTTGCCATTGCTGGCGATTTCGAGGGCAGGCTCGCTGAACTCCGGGCCGAGAGCCCCAAGGAGGAAGGGCCTGGCACCGCAAAGGCTGTGGCCATGCGGCTCAAGGAGCGCTCAACCAAGAACGAGAAGATTCCGTCGATCCCGTTGCCGCTCGAGCAAGTCCGAGAGGTGCTTGGCGGAGATCTGGAAGTCGGCAACCTCTACGGGCTGCTGTCGTCGTCCGGTGAAGGTAAAACCAGCCTTGCTCTACAGATCGTCCACTATGCGGCGATGCGTGGCCACCCGGTGCTGTTTCTTTCCTACGACCAGTCGCCGGAACAGTGCATCGACCAGATCGCCGGCCAGATGACTGGTATCGAAGGTGTGAGGATCAAGCGTCGAGCCCTGACCGAAAAGGAATGGGACCGCTACTACAATGCGCTCGACCTGCTGTCCGAGCTGCCGATCGTCATCCAGAAGTGCCATCGCGAAGGCATCAGCCAGATCGGCAACCATGCTCGACGGTTCGCCAAGCGATACGCCCGCGACGGGGGTGTCCCCCTGGTTCTTCTCGACCACGTCCGAAAGGTCGCCCCGCGCGACCCCAAGGCCCACGAAGGCCGCATTGCTTCCGAGATCAATGGCGCCTGCAAGGCCTACGCCGGCGAGCTTGAGTGTGTCTGGCTCAACCTCAACCAGCGCAACAGCGCCGGCATGAAGCGAGAGAACCCGCGGCCGATCTCGTCCGACATGTTCGGCGGCGAGCAGGCCAAGGAGGACTACGACGCGATCCTCTACCTGTACCGGCCCGACAAATACAAAGAGGATCAGATCCGCATCGCTAAGGACACCAAGGACGCGGCCAACATCGAAGAGCGATTCGTCGGCTGGGAAGGGAAGGCCGAGATCGGCGCGCTGAAGGTGCGCTTCGGAGATCCGACGCAGCGCCGCAAACTCGGCTTCGAAAAGGAGTTCACGCGCTACGCGTCCCTTCGGGAGGAAGCACCGCCGCAACTGTTTGATGAGGGCTTCTGATGGCGAAGCTCCCCACCGGGCTTCACTGCCCATCATGCGGAAAGCGCAAGCTCGCTACTGTCGACAGCCGGCCCACGCGCGGCGGTATCCGTCGGCGGAAGGTCTGCAACGTGTGTGCCTACCGCTTCACCACCATTGAGACGATTGCGAAGATCAGGAACGGGACCAAGGCATGAGCGGCGAATTCCTCCCCGACTATTCTCAGATGCCCTGGAACGGGCGCTATCGGCCGCTGTTCAGGCTCTTTGCCTCAGAGCGTTGGCGCTATGTCCGCAAGGATGGTGCTCCGGTGGAGTGCGAAACCGCCAGCCAGGCAATCGAGGCGGCCAAGGCGTGTGTTCGGCGCATCCTGAACCCGACGATCTATGCCGAGCGGGCCGAACTCACCAAAGACGTCCTCGGTGTGGCCGCGTGGCATGAGCAACGCGCAGCCCGAGCCGCCGAGGATCAGGAAGCCACATTGGGCGCTATCATCGTCAAGGGGCGGCAGGTCAAGGTCGAGAGAAGGAGCCCGAAGATATGAGCGCCTGGTTCCGATACGAGCGTCATTTCGGGCGTTGGTGCCCGGTCGTCTACCACGAGGAAAAGCCCGGCGTCCCAAAGGGCGAGGAAGACCTCTTCACCGCAGCGGTAGAGGTTCCCGCCGACTGTCTCAGCACCAGCGGCGAGCCGATGTTCGGCAGGCTGCAGGCCAAGTTCCCGGCGCCGGTGGCAACTGAATGAAGCATCCGTGCGACATCTGGAAGGTAGCCCGCGAATGCGGGGTGATCCTGCGGGAAGGGCATGAGCACAGCCCGACCAGCCGGAAGCCGCGGGAATGCTTTTGCAAGCCGACCCTGCGCGAGATCGGCCAGGATCACGGCGAAGACCACTTGCGTCTCGTCTTGATGCTGATGACCGGGACCAAGGTCAATTCCGCCGAGCTCTATGCGGACATGATCAAGGCGGTGTCGTCGGTGCTGGTGCGCAAGCCCGACCTGATGCGACGGCCATCGCTGGTCGACGACTTCAACGCGATCGATCTGGGCGACCTCAGGCGTAAGGCCAAGGCCATGAACGCCCCGGTTGCGACAACTGACGTGTTGCGTGTTCTAGTATCGCTGCGGTTCTTTGAGCCGCTGCAGGGGGACCTACTCGAGTGGATGGGGAAAGCCGCATGAGCACCTACAATTTCGTGGTGAAGAAGGCCCAAGCGGACGACGCTGGGCGAGGGCGAGTTCGAATTCACTACAAGCGCCGCGGAGGAGCTCCGCGATACTCGGTGATGCGGCTCACATCTGCGAACCGAGTTCAAACTCTTGTTTCGGCGCTCGGTCACGATGAAGGCGAGGAAGAAATCTGGATGGACTTTGACCTCCGTAATCGATTTGGCGTGAAGGCAGATGACAAGATTGAGATCACGGTTTCCTCTGCGGGGCCGTTGGATAAGCTATGGTGGTACCTCAGCGCTGCCGATCCCGCCGTAAGGATACCTGCCTGGCTTGCGCTGTGGTCTGTTTTTCTCGGTGCCGCTGGTGTTGTTCTTGGGGTCATTTCGCTATGCAAATGACCTATCAGGCATGGACGGCAAAGGCGGTCGAGGAAAGCGTGCTCGAGGCGGCCGAGACGTTGATGCGGATGCCAAACGACTATCGCGTCGGCGGCGGTGGCAGCGTTTGGGGCCAGTACAAGGATGAGTATGGGCCAACCAGGACGAAGGTGATCGTGCGTCCAACAGGTGCCGCTATCGACCGCATGGAGAAGGTCTGGGACTGGATAAACCGACTTCCCGACCAGGCAGATCGTGTGCTTCTGTATGCGTGGGCGTGGGTGAAGGCCCGTCGGGGCCGCTCCATCAACGATTTTGCCAGCCGCGAAGGCATGAATGTCAGAACACTTCGCCGCGCTGTAACCCGTATCTGTCAACTGATTGCGAACGACCTCAACCGAATTCAGCTTGTTCGGTTGAACAGTGCCGTTGACCCGGTGTCCGAAAATCAGTCAGAACTACACCCAGAACAGATATCTTCGGTGAGCTACGCCAACCACTGGCGCGCTGCCGATGCCAAGCCCCAGCACCTCCCTGAACTTCTGGATCAAAGGCCACCCGTTAAGCGGGCGGGGTGATATTGCTGACGCTCGCGAAGGTGCCTAGTCTTCCCTCCATGATCGACAGCCGTAAGTTCATTGCCAGATCTCTTGGCGCCATCGTAGCAGTAGCCGTCGCGGTTCTAATCGCCGGCTGGCTTTTCGGCCCGATAGGCTGGTTTCTAGGTGCGGGCGTTGCGTGCACGACCGCAGTCATAATCAAGGCGTTTGTGGATGACCGGTATCGGCGACGTCTGGCAGAGCGAGGCCTGCTGAAAAGCTCGCTTGGCTCATAACCAAGAGGACGCAGGTTCGAATCCTGCCCCTGCAACCAAATCAGGACGGGGGCCAACGAACTGGGTCATCGAGCCTGTCGGCAATACGGCGCATCGTTTCGTTCGCTTCGGCTATTTGTCTGCTGATCTGGCCAATATGGTAGGCCGCATACTCAGCGGCGGCAGCGATCCGCATAGTGCTGTCTGCCGTCTGAGCCGGGGCAAAGTCTTTCTCGAAGTGCGCCTTAGCGCGGGCAGCTGCAGTTTCTGGGTCAACCATGTGGTTCCCTTTCCCTCTGTCAGACGCGCATCCTCCCATCACTCTCGGCACCTGTCGAGCGGTGGCTGCAAATGTCAATTGCTGCGGGATTTAAGCATGGTGTTCACCGCCAGGCGTAGCGTCTCGATGGTAATTCGGCACTCTACGATGAGTTCGCGATTTCTTGCGCCTGACCTCATCAGATTGTTGAGTCGCTCCGAACTAACCGACAATTCAGCTAGAACGGAATTGCCTAAGATGGCGGCCGCGTTGGGGAGCTTTCCAATGACATGGTTTGACCAGAGCGAAAGAGCCGAAACCTTCGCGAATGTTTCAGCAAGTTGAGTCGAGAAGGCGTCATGGCGGGAGCTTTCCAGCTTCAGTGACGCCTTGCCAATCCCGAACTCAACGTTGAAAAATTCCCCATCCGAATCTTTCGACCCGCGCTCGATAGTCCGCACTAGTAGTTCGAAATGGCGCTCCACCTCTTCGAGGCTACTCTCCAATTTCTCAAGCGGAGTAATCGATCCGGCTGCCTGCGCGATCGCTGGTGGTTGCTCATCTAGGTTGCGCACAAAATCGACGAACTGCAAAGCAAAGGACGCCGCCGCAATCCAGCAAGCCACAACTGTGTACGGGTCCGGGTCGATAAACTCATCGGGCAAATTGTCGGCAGCGCATCCAATAGTCATTTAAGTCCCCATTCTGAAAGTAGCCGAGGTAAACCAGAAATGCCGCTGACCGACAAGCAGCAGCGCTATCTGAGTCTATCGAGGGGGACCTCAGTATTGACCTGATGATACTCGTTAGGGTTTGAGGTCGGTGGCCACGCAATACCGCGAGCGTCTTTTGTTACCTGGAAGCGCACAATTGCCCGAACCTCTCCATCGTTTGCCTCAATGGGCTCGCGCCTGATCTCGATGATCTGGCCACCTAGATACGATAGCTCAGACTTGGCGGCATGCATGCAGAAGGTTTTGCCGATCAGTCCGGCGATTTGCTCGTCCTTGACGCGCCAGGAATAGGAATCGTGGGCGCCAGTGTCCCGATCAACCAGCACGAGACCCTTTGGGCGAGAGCCCTCCTGACGGCAAATCACGTGCAGAGAAACAGCTTCGGACATTGTCCGCCCCCTTTGAAAAACAATCAAACCCCGATGCAGGAAATCAAACATGTCTCGCGGCGGCAATAGGCCGGGTGCCGGGCGCAAGCGTGGTGCACCGAATAAAGCGTCAGTAGAGCGTCAGAAGAAGGTCGCAGCGACTGGCGATACACCTCTCGACTACATGCTGAAGGTGATGCGCAACCCGAAAGCCGATGCCTCGCGGCGCGATGACATGGCTAAGGCCGCGGCGCCGTATGTGCACCCCAAGCTCGCATCCATGCAGCACAGTGGGCCACGTGGCGGCCCAATCCCTGTAGTCGACCTGACGAAACTGAGTGGTGATGAACTCGATCAGCTCGAAAGCATCTTCGGCCCGCTTGCCGGACCCGGTGACGATGATGCGCCAGATCAGGCAGGAGAGGGCGCGTAGGGCGGCAGAGGCCGAGCGGGAGCGGGTTGCTCGAGATGCCGAGCGCATCAGGGCACGGTGCCAGACCCTTGAAGGCTTCATCACCGAGTTCTGGGATGTCCTGGAGCCAAAGAAAGAGCTGAAGTTCGGCTGGGCTCTCCGGGCGATGTGCCACCACCTGGAGGCTGTCACCGAGGGGCGCATCCAGTTCCTGATGATGACCGTGCCGCCAGGCATGATGAAGTCGCTGGTGCTGGTCTTCTGGACCGCGTGGGAATGGGGGCCAATCGAGCGGCCCGACATGCAGGTGCTGGCAACATCGTACAGCCAGCCCAATGTGTTGCGCGACAACGTCAAACTCCGGCGCCTGGTCGAAAGCGAGAAGTTCCAGACGCTCTGGCCTCTCAAGCTTCGAGACGACCAGAACGCCAAGGGCAAATTCGAGAACACCGGCAGCGGCTTCAGCGAGGCGCGTCCATTCAGTTCGATGACCGGTGGCCGCGGCGATCGGGTGAAGATCGACGATCCGCATTCGACCGAAACCGCCGAGAGCGACACTGAGCGCGCCAACGCGGTTCGCATCTTCCGAGAGGGTATCTCGGACCGTCTCAACGATGTGACCAAGTCGGCCATCGTCATCATCATGCAGCGACTGCACGAGCAGGATGTCGCCGCTGTCGCATTGGAACTCGACATCGGGTTCATCCATCTCAACCTGCCGATGGAGTTCGATCCGGATCGAGCCTGCCGGACATATGTCGACGGCGAGCTGTTCTTCGAAGATCCGCGGACGGTCGACGGGGAACTGCTCTTCCCAGAGCGATTCCCGCCAACGGAGATTGAGCGCCTCAAGCGGGCGAAGGGTTCCTACGCCTATTCCGGGCAGTATCAGCAGCGGCCGGCGCCCCGCTCTGGCGGTATGTTCCAGCGCGGCGACTTCGAGGTTGTTGACGCAGTTCCTGCCGGCGCCGTTCGATGCAGAGCATGGGACTTCGCGGCAACCCAGCAGGCGCCGGGAAAGCAGCCAGACTGGACCGTGGGCCTAAAGATGGCCTACGCCGCAGGCATCTTCTATGTCGAGGACGTTCGGCGCGATCGGTGGTCACCAAACGACGTCGAGAAGAACTTGAAGTCGACTGCCAGCCAAGACGGCTTGGACGTGCGGATTAGGATGCCAGAAGACCCGGGCGCTGCCGGCAAGGCCGATGCAGCAACCAAGGTCAAACTGCTGGCTGGTTACAACGTGGGTGTGGTCAGGCCGACCGGTGAGAAGGCGGTACGCGCCAAGCCAGCATCAGCCCAGGCTGAGGCCGGCAACGTGAAGCTTATTCGCGGACTGTGGAACGACACCTTCCTCGACGAGGTTTGCTCGTTCCCCAACGCACAATTCGATGACCAGGTGGACGCCTTTGCCGATGCTCTGAATGAGCTGGCGTTGGGCTCAACCTTCACGCTCGACAATATTTAAGGGAGGGGGCTCAGCCACAGCTAAGCCCCATGCGTTCAATCGACATGCTCGGGCATGTCTTTGAGCTGATCTTCCGTCCAGGTCGTGACGGCATGAACTACGCCTTCCTCGTCACGCATGAATTGGAGTTGGCTGACAGGAACCGCCACCTGCTTGGCGCCGATGCCAAGGAAACCGCCAACATCAATGACTACCTGAGCGGTGCTTCCAGAGCCGTGAAGATGTGACACAAATCCGATGTCTTCGTCGTCGGGCCCGAAGACACTGGCGCCTTCCAGCATTTCGGCCGTGAGCTCAGCTTCGGTGAGGCGAACGTGAGTGCTGTGATCCATTGCTGGTCTCCTCTGGGGTTGGACATCCCCAACACCTGAAACATCTGTCCGTTCCGAAGGAAGCCAGGCCGATGACAAATGTGATCGCGATGTTTCGCGACAGCCTGACCAATCTTGTGTCGCGCCTCGGTACGGACCGGGACAAGGCGGCAAGCTCTTTCTACTCGTTGCCTGTCCTGTCGGACTCTGAGCTGCTGAACGCCTATCGTGGGGCTTGGCTGCCCCGGAAGATTGTCGACATTCCCGCCTTTGACAGTGTCCGGGCATGGCGTGACTGGCAGGCTGATGGGACCAAGATCGAGGACATCGAGGCGGAGGAAAAGCGCCTCAATGTTCGTGGCAAGGTGCTCGAGGCGAGGACCAAGGCTCGTCTATGGGGCGGTGCTGCCATCCATATCGGCACGGGTGATCTGGAACTCGCCAAGCCCCTCGATGTCGAGCGCATCGGCAAGGGCGGCATCAAGCATCTAACCGTGCTGACCCGCCGTCAGCTTTCCGCCGGAGAGATCGAGCGCGATCCAGGCTCGGAATGGTACGGCAAGCCGAAGGACTACAAGCTCACGGCCGGCGACAAGGTGCAGGTGGACATCCATCCTTCGCGCCTGGTCATCTTCAGCGGCAGCCCGCAGCCTGACGTCGAATTGGTCGGAAGCAGTGAATTGGTCTGGGGCGACAGCGTGCTGCTCGCTGTCATGGAGGCGATCAAGCAGGCCGATGGCACCGCGGCGAACATCGCCAGCCTGATCTTCGAAGCCAAGATCGACATTATCCGCATTCCGAACTTCATGGCCTCGCTCGGAGACGAGGGCTACAAGCGCAAGATCATCGAGCGCTACACCTTGGCCAACACCTCCAAGGGCATCAACGGTACGCTGATGCTCGACAAGGAGGAGGAATACGAGAGCAAGTCTGCCTCGTTTGCCACACTTCCCGACGTGCTGGACCGGTTCTTGCAGATCGTGTCCGGTGCGGCCGATATTCCGGCTACCCGACTTCTCGGCCAGGCGCCGGCAGGCATGAATGCCACGGGCGAATCTGACCTGCGCAACTACTATGACCGCCTCCAGGCCATGCAGTCGCTGGAGATGACGCCCGCCATGTATCGCATGGACGAAGCGCTAATCCGCTCGGCGCTCGGTTCACGCCCCGCCGATGTCTATTACGAGTGGGCACCGCTCTGGGGCATGTCGGAAAAGGAAAAGGCCGACGTCTTCAAGACCAAGGCCGACGCTGCTCGAGCAATTGCCGGCAGCAGTGGCCAGCAGTCGCTTATGCCGATCGATGCGCTGTCTGATGCGTTGGTGAACACCTTCGTTGAGGATGGCTCTCTGCCAGGGCTTGAGGCGGCGATCGAGGAATATGGTACGCTCGCCGAGCAGGAACCGGACGAAGACGAGCAGGCAGCGGCGGCAACGCCTCCGAAGCCGACCGAGAGGCAGGCTGCGAACGATGCCGAGCCTCGGACGCTGTATGTTCGCCGCGATGTGGTGAACGCCGCAGAGATCAAGGCGTGGGCCGAAGGGCAGGGCATCACGGACATTGTGCCCGACCTGCACGTCACGATTGTCTACTCGCGCACGCCCATCGACTGGATCAAGGCGGGCAACGCCTTTGAGTGGGGCCCAGAGCGTGATGGGTCAATGCTGATCCCCAAGGGTGGCCCGCGCGTGGTGGAGCCACTCGGCAACATGACCGCTGTGCTGATGTTCGCTTCGTCGCAACTGTGCTGGCGCCACGAGGAAATCGTGCGGGCTGGTGCGTCACACGACTTCGAGGACTACCAGCCGCACATCAGCCTGACAAAGGCACCGGTCGACCTGAACACGATCGAGCCATATCGGGGCAGGATCGTGCTGGGGCCGGAAGTGTTCGAGGAACTCAAGGAGGGGTGATCCTTATCGGCTTGTCTGGGAATGCCTTCTTGAACATGTTGATCACATCGAGCGCAGCGTTTTCGTGTGAATGATAAATCGGCTTGGTGACTGCCGAGGGGCTTGTTGCGTTCTTGGGGTAGTACAACTCGGCGTAGATCAAGCCTGTTCCCGAGTCATAGTCGGTTTCAATCCTAAAAGTAGCCATCCCGTTCCTCCCGTTTGATTCTGAGGAAGCCTACCATGCAATTCACAGACGCTGTAACCGTCGCGGGAACGCGCCGGACCGGAGACGGCTACCTTATCGCTGAGGCGAGGGCGGTGCGTACTGGCATCCAGCTTTACGCTGGCCACGAGGTCGGCAAGCCGGATCTGGCGACCGTGCGTGTCTACCGCGCAGCCGATCAGGTCTTCGCCCAGGACAGCCTGCAGTCGTTCAGCCACGCGCCGATCACTATCGATCACCCTGACCAGGAAGTGACGGCCGACAACTGGAAGGAACTGTCGGTCGGCGAGGTCAGCACCGCGGCCAAGCAGGACGGCCAGTGGGTCATGCTCCCGCTGATCCTCAAGGATGCCGCGGCCATCACAGCCATGGTGAGCGGCAAGCGCGAGCTGTCCGCCGGCTACAACTGCGAATTGGACTGGACGCCCGGCATTACGGCCGATGGCGAGGCCTACGACGCGCAGCAGCGCTCCATCAAGATCAACCATCTCGCGCTTGTCGATCGTGCGCGGGCCGGTTCACAAGCTCGCATCGGTGATGCGGGGAACTGGGGCGCCGCCCCGATTTCAACCACTGACAAGGAGATTGTCACCATGAGTGACGCACTTCGTACTGTGGTCGTGGACGGACTGTCGGTGCAAACCACCGATCAGGGCGCCCAGGCCATCACCAAGCTGCAGGCCGATCTTGCATCGTCCGCAGCGAAGTTCACCGACGCCCAGACCGACCATGCCAAGGCTCTTGCAGCCAAGGATGCCGATCTGGCCAAGAAAGACGCCGAGATCGATGGCCTCAAGGCCAAGATCCTCTCCGATGCTGACCTCGACAAGAAGGTGGCGGCCCGTTCTGACCTGATCAGCAAAGCCAAGGCGATCGCCAAGGACGTCAAGACCGACGGCCTCTCGGATGCAGCGATCCGTCGCGCTGCCGTTGTCGCCAAGCTCGGTGACGCTGCCGTGGCCGACAAAGCCGACGCCTACATCGACGCCCGCTTCGACATCCTGGTCGAGGACGCAGCCAAGAACCCGCCTGATCCCTTCCGGCAGGTCGTTCAGTCGGGCGTCCAGACTGTCAGCGACGCCGCCAACGTCAACGATGCCTACAACCTGATGCTGGAGCGTGATCGCAACGCTTGGCAGGGCAAGAAGGAGACCGCGTAATGGCTATCCCTCCCGTGTCTTACAGCCGCGACACGCCTCGCGGTTATCCGGGCATGATCGCGACGACCGAGCCTCACCACATCATCTCGATGATCGTGGCAGTCGGGTCCGCTGATATCCCGTTCGGCCGCGGCGTGCTGTTCGGCACTCTGGAGGACACCGTTGCCCTCCCGGCCGCCGTCGGCAAGTTCGCCGGCATCGCAGTGGTCGATCGCACGATCCCTGCTGAACAGGGTGAGGTCTACAAGCCTTACGACCAGATCAGCGTCATCAAGAACGGCTCGATCTGGGTCACGGCGCTTGTTGCCGTCGCCCAGGGTGATCCGGTCTACATGACGCCGACCGGCACCTTCACCAACGTGTCCAACTCCAGCGCCAATCAGCTCATCGAGAATGCTGAGTGGGCGACGGTCACGTCCACCACCAACCAGATCGCCAAGATCCGCCTCGGCGTGACTAAGTAAGGGGAACACCAAGATGTTCACGACTGACGCGCCAGCCTTGGCGCTTAACTTCCTGCGAACTGCGCAGAACTACATCGAGCCGGGCATCTATGCTCGCCAGTATCCGGACTTCCAGTATCGGGAGCTGGTTCCTGTCGATAACTCCGCTCCCGACTGGACCACGGCGATCGACTTCTTCTCCATGGGGGATGACGTCGGCGAGGCCCGTGAGTTCGCCCCTGACGGCGACGACATCAACTTTGTCGACTTCAAGCTCGACAAGGGCTCGAGCCGCGTCTTCATGGTTGGTATCGGATATCGCTACAACCTTCAGGAGCTTGCCCATGCTCAGGCATATGGCATTCGACTGACGGACGAGCGCGCCGACGCTGCCCGCCGCAAGTATGAGCAGTTCGTCGACAATCTCGCCTTCATCGGTCGTGCCAAGCTCGGCATGTCGGGTCTGATCAACACGGCCAGTGTTACCGCACTGACGGCGGCGAACGGTGCTGGCGGTACGGCAACGTGGCCAACCAAAACTCCGGATGAGGTCGTTGCAGACTTCAACCGTGTTCTCGGCGTCATCTTCACCGAGTCCAACGGCATCGAGACGGCGGATACGATCCTGATCAGTCAGGACCGGTACAACTTCCTGATCGGCAAGCGCCTCGATGCGACGTCGGAGGTGAACCTGCTGGACTATGTCCTGCGGGCGAATGTCTACACGGCGCGTACAGGGCGTCCGCTGACCATCCGGGCGGTCTTCGGTCTGGAAACGGCCGGCGCCGGCGGCACTCAGCGTATGGTGGCCTACCGCCGTACGCCGGATGTCGTGAAGATGCACGTACCGATGCCGCTGCGTTGGCTCCAAGCTGAACAGCGTCTCCTGAAATTCGAGGTTCCGGGCATCTTCCGGACCGGCGGCGTTGAAGTGCGCCGTCCGGGCGCGATGCGCTACCTCGATGGCATCTGAGGAGATCGCTATGACGAAGCAAGTCACTCTGGAAAACACCCGTGCGGGAGGCTTTGGCCTCCCAACTGGTCAGGTCGTGCCCGGCAACGGTTCCATCGTCGTGGAGCCTGAAATCTGGGAGGCAGCCAAGGACCATCCGGTAGTCAAGGCCATGGTCGACGGCGGTCACCTCATCGTTGATGGCAAGGGCAAGAAGAAGTACTCAGCCGGTGATGAGCGCGACGAGAACGGCGACACCGCCGAGATGGCAGAAATGCGCAGGCGTTTCGATGCCTCGTTTGCGGCCGTGACAACCGAACTTCAGGCGGAAAAGGCGAAGGTCGCCGATCTGGAAGCGCAGTTGGCCAAGGTAAACCAGGGCAACGGCGAACCCAAGTCGGCGGCTGATGTTCTAGCGCTGGCCGACGGCAACTTCATGGCCTTCAAATCGGCAGCATCCAAGTTGCTCGGCGACAAGACCCCGTCGAAGAAGGACGAGATTGTCGCCGCGCTTGAGGAGTTGGCAACTTCGTAAAAGCTAAATGGCCCGGCACCCTGGAGCCGGGCCTGTTCCTTGAGCGTCCGCTAAAAGCTAGCGCTCCGAGTCCACGTTTCGAGTTTGCTTCCATTCGTCCTCCCCCTGTTGAGATAGGCGCGGGCGACTGCTTTCAGCACTGGTGAAGCTCTTCAGGCACCACGGGCAGCGGGGCGCTGCGCGTGGAATGGGTCCTGCACAAAACTGACAGAACCGACGGGCATGCATCTTACAATTCCTCCTTGAGGCGCCGTTGTCGGCGCTGCGCCCAAGGTGCTTAAGATTGCAACCGAAAGATGGCGGCTAGGCCTTTGACCACAAAGGCAAATTGCCTCATGCGACATTCAAGCGAGAAGGTAATCTCAGATGGCCGGCTACGGAACAAATGAGGGGTTCACCGCCTACGCTGCCGCTGCCGGCTATGCTGTACCCGCTGGTGATATTGCAGCAGCCCGCCAGCGTGGGAGCACCTACATTGACGGCACCTATGGGGCTCGTTTCTCAGGCCTTCCGACCGGGGGCATTGAGCAGGAACGGGCATGGCCTCGCACCGGCGCCACGGCTTATGGCAATGCGCTGGCAGACGGCATAATTCCGCTTCGCGTGGTCAATGCCTCCTACGAGGCTGCGCTTCTTGAATTGCAGTCTCCCGGCTCGCTTTCCGCTGTCGTGTCCGGTTCATCGCTGGTCAAGCGCGAGCGGGTCGAGGGCGCGGTAGAGGTGGAGTATGCGGTCTCGGACAAAACCGACCTTGCAACCGCCGCACGCCCAGTTGTGACCGTGATCGACGGCCTGCTCGCCCCGCTGCTGACAGCGGCGCTGCCCGGCATTCTGGTGGTGTGATGAGCGGCTTTGACTACGGCCGCATGCAGGGCACCGCAACCCGGCTCATGGTGCGGTTCAAGCAGGGTGCGGTTCGGCTGAAGCGCGTGACGCTAGGCACGCCGCCCAACGAATGGACGCCTGCGCCCGAGACGGTTGAGACCTGGCCCCTGGCTGCCACCGTCAAACGGCTGCACCAGCGTTACGAGAACGGCGTCTTGATCGTCGAGACAGGCGACATGGTGACGTTCGCGGTGCCAGAGGTGGAGCCGCAGATCACTGACAAGCTCGTCATCGACGGCGCCGAGCGCGTCATCACCAACCTGACGCCAATACCGCCGGCAGGCACTGTTGTTGCCTACAAGGCTTGGTGCGCGGCCTAGTCGGCTTTCAGGAATACCGTCAACTCCTTGGGTGACGGTTGGGTGGCAAGGTCGTAAATGGCCAGCTCTACGGCTACGATTGTTCCTGTAAACGCGAGCTTGCTGCTGAAAGTCCGGTGCCTGGAAATTCTGATCCGGTCGCCGACTACTATCTCAGATCTCGCAACATCTTCCGCGCTGTGAATGAGCTTCCCAGTGGCCTGGTCGACAAATTGAGCCCGCATGTTCCCTCAAATCCGAGACGCTGCCTGTGCTCAAACGCCTATCACCTCGCGAGCGGCTCGAACAGCTTGGCTCCGACCTCACGCCGACGTTGCGAGCCGCCTTCATGGAGGCGATCGACGACATCCGCTCGAACATCGTGCTGCGCAGGATCGTGGAGCGCCTGGAGCGCGGTGACATCAATGGCGCTATCGCCGCCATGCATCTCGACCAGGCAGCATTCCGGCCGCTGGACGAGGCGATCCGGCAGGCGTTCAACGGAGGCGGTGTCGCGACCGTCGAGCAGATGCCCACGCTGCGCGACCCGAACGGCCACCAGATCGTCATCCGGTGGGATGCGAGGAACCTGGCCGCCGAGGAATGGCTGCGCGAGCACAGCGGCACGCTGGTCAGCAACATCATCACCGATCAGCAGGCCGCGATCCGCGCCGCGCTGTCTGAAGGGCTTGCCCGAGGCGACAATCCAACCCGGAGCGCGCTGGACATAGTGGGGCGGGTCAATCGGGTCACAGGCCAGCGAGAAGGGGGCATCCTTGGGCTCACGGCTCAGCAGGCCGCCTATGTCGACACTGCGCGCCAGGAACTGCTCTCTGGCGATCCTGTGGCGATGCGGAACTATCTGGAGCGCACCCGGCGGGACAAGCGGTTCGACAGGACCATTCTCAAGGCGTTGAATGAAGGCAAGCCCCTGCCGGCTGATGCCGTGGCCAGGATCGTTGGCAGGTACTCGGACGGGCTGCTGAAGCTCAGGGCCGACACAATCGCGCTGCATGAGACGTTTTCGGCGCTGGGTGCGTCACGGGACATCGCATTCCGCCAGCAGATCGAGGCGGGCAGGGTTCAGGCTCAGCACATCACCAAGACATGGCGCCACACCCCACAGGAACATCCCAGGGCGCAGCACGTTGTGATGCATGGGCAGGTGGTGCCATTCGATCAGCCGTTTATCGCTCCAGACGGGACGTCAATTCGCTACCCACATGCCCCCGGGACGCCCTCGCGCCATACGATCGGTTGCAAGTGCTTCGCCGAATACAAGATCGACTTTGTCGCTCAGTTGGTGCGCTAATGGCCAGCTTCGCCGCAACTGTCGGTCAGTGGGCCCAGAAGGTCGAAGGTGCGCTTGAGGCGGTGTTCAAAGAAGCCGCCCAGGAGTTGGTGTCGCAACTGAACCAACTCGTACCTGTCGGCGAGACGGGGTTTCTTCGGTCCTCGCTGATGGCGTCAACCACGGCTATGCCGACGCTGACCCGGGCCAACCCAGGCATGACAGTGCCGGCCGATCTCGGTGACATCCTGCTGGTCATCAACAGCGCCGATCTCGGGGACACCATCTTTCTCGGCTACACCGCCAACTATGCCGCTTTCGTGCACTTCGGAGCTCAGGGCAGGACGCCGCGACCGTGGGTGACGATGGTTGCTCAACGGTGGGAAATGATCGTCGCCGAGAAGGCGCGTGAAGTGAAAACAAGGTTAGGGCTGTAGACTGTCCCCTTGAGTACGCATCGATGCTGGTCATATGCTGCTTTTATGGCTGAAAGTGACATCTACCTTTGTCGCGTGTGTGGTTTTGATAACTATCCGGACGCCCCTTGGGGTGCTGATGGCCACATGCCTTCGAATGAAATCTGCCCCTGCTGTGGGGTAGAGTTTGGATATGACGATGATGGTGGTCCAGATTTTCTGAGCCGCCGCCGGAAACATTGGGTTGTCGCTAACGAGTGCCGCTGGGCAATGCCAAAGCTTAAGCCGGCGCAATGGAGCGCCAAAAACCAGCTGCTTTCTGTTCCAGTCCGGTTTCTCCACGAGCGGGATAAACAATTGATAGCGGGTTTGCCCTGATCGGGAACCCGCGCCGGGACCATATCTCATGCCATCCATCGAAACATCGATCTGGCTCGCTCTGAAGGCGAGGGCGCAGGCGCTTGTCCTGTCGCCAGTGCTCCCGGTTGCATGGCCGAACGAGAGCTTCACCAAGCCTACCGGCGGCTATCTCAGGGTCACGCACGTACCGAATGTGAACCGCCGGTTGTTTCTCAGTTCGACCGATCCACATCAACGCCTCGGGCTTCTGCAGATCGACGTCTTCGGCAAGAAGAACGAGAATGCTGCGGTTGCAGTCGAGATTGCCGGTAAGGTGGCCGAGCACTTTGCGTGCGGCACCGACATGTGGCGCGACGGCCTCCGGGTGAGCGTCGCCAAGGCTCCCGACATGGGCCAGTCGATCGACAATGACACTCATCAGCAGGTGCCAGTCACCATCGCCTACGAGTGCTTTGCATAACCATTCCCGGCCATCCGGGTTCATCAGGCGGCTTTCGGGCCGCCTTTTTCATGCCAGCCATTGAAAAGGAGAAACCCGATGGCGCGGACCAACAAGGACCGTAAGGTCTATATCTGCACGACGCCTCAGCCTACCGACCTCAATCAGGCTGCATATGAAGCCCTGACGTGGGTCGAGGTCAGCAATGTCGGTGCCGTCGGTGAGGCCGGCACAAACACCAACATCGTCAGCTATGACGAGCTTTCGACCGACGTCACCCAGAAGGGCAAGGGCATCTCGAATGCCGGCGATCCCACGATCGAATGCGCCCGCAACCCGACCGATCCGGGCCAGATCGCCCTGCGTGCAGCGGCGAAGACCAACTTCACCTATGCGTTCAAGTTCGAGGACAAGGACGCACCTGACGCCAGCCACACCAACTCGGTTTATTACAACCGCGGCCTGGTGACCGGCCCCACGCGCCCGAACGGCCGCAACGAAGACTTTATCCTGGAAGTGTTCACGCTGGCCCTGAACCAGCGCGAGATCGTCGTCGATCCGGTGTCGCTCGTCGTCGGAACCAACTCGGCGCTGCCCTCGATCACCGGTGCCAGTCTGGCACAGGGCGCGACCCTTACCGCGCTCGAAGGAACGTGGACCGGCAACCCGACCAGCTACACCTATCAGTGGCAGGCTGACACTTCGGGCAACGGCACCTTCACCAACATCAGCGGCGCCACGGGCAAGACCCACATCCTTGCAGCGGGCCAGTCCGGGGACGCCGTGCGCGTGGGTGTCATCGCCGTGAACCCCGCTGGCGCCTCCACGGTGGCCTACTCGCTGCCCGTTGGCCTCGTCGCCGCCTAACCCCGTTTCTGCGCAGAACGGGCCGCTCTTGCTGTCGGGGCAGAGCGGCCCCCCCCCCCCGACATCCCGACTTCCGACAAGGTGAAACATGGACATTCTGGCTATTCAGCCGTCGACCATCTCGGTCGACATCAAACACCCAGCCACCGGTGCGCCGATCGGTCTCAAGGTCGAGTGCGTCAGCCTGGAAGATGACCGGGTCAAGCAGGTCGAGCGCTCCATCAAGAACCGGGCTCTCCGCGGCGGCCGCAACACCGTCACCGCCGAGAAGATCGAGGACAACACGGTCGAGATTCTGTCGGCGGCTGTCGTCGGCTGGGAATGGGCTGACGGTCTTACCTTGGGCGACCTCAAGAACCCGACGCTGTCGAAGATCAATGTCGGCAAGCTCTTTGCCGTCGCGTGGATCGCCAAACAGATCGATCAGGCGCTCGGAGACGAAGCCGCTTTTTTCTCGAGCTCGGCCCGGTCCTCGCCGAGCACATAGCCCAGCACGTTAGGCTCAACACCCCAGACGAGAATGGAGAGACGCGCCGGCAGCGGAACGAACGGTTCGGACTGCCGGCGGTTGACGTAGATCCCATCAACCCCGACTTCGAGTATCTGCTCGAATGGTTCTGGGACATCAGCGCCGGCCGATCGCATGGTTTCAGCGGGCCGAACCCACTCTCCATGACCGAGATCGCCAACTGGTCGGCGCTGTCTGGCACGGTCATCCGGCGTGAGGAGATTGCGATCCTCCGCGCCATGGATGCCGCATACCTCTCTTCTGCCGCCAACGAACAGGCGGAAGCGTCCGAACGAGCCAAGCACAAGGAGTGACCCATGGCTGACGTCGCCTCTTTGGGCCTGGCTGTCGATTCCAGTCAGGTCGACAAGGGCAAGCTTTCGCTAGATCAACTGTCGAATGCGGCCAAACGTGCCCAGGCGGCAAACGACGGTCTTGCCACCTCCACAAAGAATGCCAGCGCCGCAGCGGTCGCCGCAGCGCGCTCGGCCTACCAAGAGTCGGTAGCAAAGACGGCCGCTGCCCGTGCTGCGGAAAACGCCTCAAAGGTCGACATCCAGGCCGCGATGGCAGCGCAGCGGAAGGCCAAGCAGGCACTGGAAGTAGCCAAGGCGGATCATGCTCGCGTTGCTGCCGCAAATGCCGCTGCGACGGCATCTGCCCGTGATGCAGCAGCGGCACTCAAGGCCGCGGCTGCCTATGACGTGGAAGCGGCGGCGGCGCAGAAGGCTGCCACCGCGACGAGTGTCCGGGTGACGGCGGTGAATGACAACCTCCGGCGCATGGGTGGCGGCATGTCCGGCCTTGCTGCACAGTTTCAAGACATCGGCGTGACTGCTGCGATGGACATGAACCCGATGCTCATCGCGCTGCAGCAGGGAACGCAGATCGCGGGGCAGTTGGAGGCCGCGATGCAGGGCGGAGGATCTGCGGTCGGGGTTCTGGGTGAGGCGTTCAAGTCGCTTTTCTCCCCCCTGACATTCGTGACGATTGCGCTGACAGCACTGGCCGCCTCCGGGCTACAGATGATCGATTGGGCTGGAGTGGCTTCGATGCTTCTCAAGGGCCTAGCGGGCGTCCTTGAGCCCGTTGCTCCCTATGCCGCAATGGCGGCTGCTGGCCTGGCGCTGCTCTACGCGCCCGCGATTATCGGTGGCGTTGTCTCGCTCATCGCATTGATGGGGCGCCTTGCAGTTTCGGCAGGCATTGCGGCTGCTGCAATGGCGGCAGCCAACCCGGCCGCGGCTTTCGTTCTCGGCGTCACCGCGGCCGTCGCTGCTGCGAACATTTTTCGCGACGAACTCACCCAGATTTTCGGCGTCGACATCGTGGGCGCGGCCAAGACGGGGGCGAACTACGTCATCGGGTCGTTCGTTGCCGCCTTTGAGGATCTGAAGTTTGTCTGGAACCAGTTCCCGAACATCGTTGGGGCGGCTGCGGTAGGGGCGGCGAATGCGGCAATCTCCGGGATCGAAAGCATGCTCAATGCTGCCGCGGGACTGCTCGACCAGTTCATCGACAAGGTGAACGGAGCGCTTTCGATGCTGCCTGGCGGGTTCAGCATCGGCAAGATTGGTGCGTTTGAGATTGGCAAGATCGCCAATCCCTATGCCGACGCACTCTCTGGTGCGGTTGCGGATAGAAACGCTGCGGTACAGGGCGCCTTGAGCCGAGATTATCTCGGAGAGTTCGGCACTGCCATTTCGAATGGCGCGTCGGCCGCCTCAGGGAAGCTGAAGGAACTCGCCGGCAGTTTCACGAACGTCGAAGGCGCCGCGGGCAAGGCCGGACGGGCAGCAAAGGATGCCGCCGAGGGCGCGAAAGATCCTTGGAACGGGTTGCGCAATGCAGTCGACCGCACCAAGGAAGCGATGAGCTTTGCCCGCGACCTGGCGGGTGGGTTCCTCTCTGATCTCCGAAGTGGCCTTAAGCAGGGCGAGGGGTTCTGGGCGAGCTTCAAGAACGCCGCACTGAACGCACTCGACAAGATCGTAGACAAGCTTTTGAACAACGTCCTCGACGCCCTGTTCCAGGTCAACACAGCCGGGTCAGGAATAGGGGGCGGTGGCGGCGGCATCGGTGGTCTGCTCGGGGGCATCTTCTCCATCTTCGGCTTCGCCAGGGGGGGATATACCGGTAGAGGCGGGGCATCCGAGGTCGCGGGAGTGGTCCATGGTGGGGAATACGTCTTCTCCAAGCGTGCAACCGATCGAATAGGCGTAGGAGCGCTTGAACAGCTTCATCGCACTGCCAAAGGCTATGCCAATGGTGGCCATGTCCAGCCTTCTATGCCTCGTATCCAGGTTCCGGCGCACGGTAATGGCTCGCCACGAGAGGTCATCGTGCGCGTGGTCGGTGAGGCTGGTCCCATGTTCATCCCCACGATCCAGGCCGAAAGCAAGGACGTCGCTGTCCAGGTCACGCAGGCCGGAATCGGCCAGTACGACAAGCAATTGAACCGGACCCTGGGTGGCAAGATAGCCAACGCACAATCGAGGCAGCTGTAATGGCGATCATCTGGCCATGCTCACGGCTGGTGCCCCGCAACATCTCGGTCGACCCCGCTTCGCGTACTATGGCGGGGCCGGCTTCGGTCAGTGGGTTTGCTCAGGTGGTCGCTTCGGATGCCGGTCTTTGGAAAGCGACCTACGGGGAAATCCCTGTAAGAGACACCCAAGGTCTGAACCTGGTCCAGCTGTGGCGGGCGATTTCGGTGCAAGCGGAAGGCCGGCTTAATCCGTTGCTGATCTGCGTGCACGACATCGAGCGCAAGCCGTATCCGGCCGGAACGTCGGATGCTGACCTCGAAGGGCAGGTGCCGCATTCCGACAATGCGTTCTTCGACGACGACACCGGCTATGTCTCGTCGGTGATCGACGTGTCGCTGTCCGCCGATGCGGCCGTGCGGGCCACGACGCTGTACGTGACGAAAGCGCTGTCGGGTGACCTGGAGCCGGGGCATCGCTTCTCTATTGGCGAACGGCTCTATCAGATCCGCAGCGTCACCGCCCAGGATGCCGCCTCGGCCACGATCAAGATATGGCCGCCCCTGCGCGAGGCGTGGAGTTCCGGCGCCCGGCTCGAGTTCGATCGGCCGGTGCTGCGCGTCAGGCTGGCGAGCGACAAGGAAATGGACCTGCCGCTCGAGCTCGGCCGCTGGTCGTTCCCGAGCGTGAACTTCATCGAGGATCTCTGATAGCCGCACTGAGTGGTTTTCGGCCCAAAAGCCTCATTCATCGAGATGCGGCGACTATCTTGCAAGCCACTGCAAATGTTGGGGGTCAACCGATGACGCCACTCAGTGCGACCGGCGCGCATCTAATCGATCTCATTTAGGGGTTTCAACTGGATGGTTGACTTCTTCACGCCTGATCAGATCGCGATGCTGTCGGCCTCGACGGTGCGCTGCGACTTCCTGGTGAAGTTCGAGTTCGCGTCGTCGACCATGCGGGCATGGAACGGCAACACCGAGCTGGTGGTGGCTGGCGACACCTATCTGCCGATGTTCGGTTTCGGCCAGATCGACGGGCTCGGCATGAGCGGCGGCACGGTGTCGGAGAATGTGACCTTGTCGCTGAGCGGCTTGCCGGGGCAGGCGCTGGACCTTTTGTCGGTTGCGCTCGACGACACACCCGAGGTCGACCAGCAGATGCTGACGATCTTCCTGCAGCTGTTCACCGACGAGTGGCAGCCGGCGGGGACGCCGATCCCGATCTTCCGCGGCTTCATGCAGCCGCCCAGCGTTTCTCGGTCGGCGATGCAGGGCACGGAAGGGGCGACACAGTCGATTTCATTGACGGCCGAGAACATCTTCTACAGCCGCTCTCGCCCTGCCTATGGCCGCAACACCGACCGCGACCAGCAAGCCAGGTCGCCGGGAGACAAGTTCTTCGGCTTCGTCGCCTCGCTGATCTCCAAGACGATCACTTATCCTGACTACTAGGGGCCGCTCCATTGCAGCAAGCCATTGATGCCGTGCGCGAGTTCATCGCGTCCGAGATCGCGAAGCCGTTCGAATGGGGCAAGACCGACTGTGCCTCGACGGCAGACCGCTGGGTGACGGGGGTGCTCGGCGCTTCGCCACTGCGCATCTTCGGGAGGGTGCACCATGACGAGGATGAAGCCCGTGAGTGGCTGTCGCAACCCGGCGGCATTGCTGTCGCGGTCAACCGTGTGATGCGCAATGCCGGCATGAGCAAGACGGCCGCGCCGGTCATCGGTGACATTGGCTTGATCATTCACCGCGAAAAGCTCTGCGTGGCCATTCATGCCGGCGAGCTTTGGTTTTCCCGCGATGCCGACGGGCTGATCGGCGCGCCGCTCTGTTCCGTCTGGAAAGCCTGGAAGGTCGTCTGAATGCCCGGACTGATCGAAAGCTTCGTGCTGCTGGCGTTGACGTCGGCGGGTGTGACGGGCGCTGCGCTGACCATCGGCGTGTCGCTTATTGCCGGCGCAATCGGCATCGGCCTGAGCGTCGGCCTGTCTTACCTCGCTTCGTCGCTGTTCCGGCCCGAACCGCCGAAGCCTGAGGACGTGCAGGTGACCGTGAAAAGCCCAGTGGCGCCGCGTCAAAGGCACTATGGCCGGGTGAAGACATCGGGCTCATGGGTGTTTGCCGAGAGCAAGAACGGAGGGCTGCACAAGGTTCTGGCGCTTGGCACGGGCGAACTGGATGCCATTGAGGAGCTTTGGGTCGACGACAACCTGGTCGTGAACAGCGGATCAGGAGGTCTTGTTCCTACCGCGCCCTACAACAACCGGCTTCGCCTGCAAACGCGGCTGGGGCTGGCAACCGAAACGCACTATTCGCATCTGACGGGCAACTTCCCGGAATGGACCTCCGCGCATCGAGGCGACGGTGTGTCGTCCATTTACGCAATTCAGCATGCCGTGGCGCAGGATCAGATTTCCTCGCTGTTTCCGAACCTGTCGAACACGCTCTATCGCGTGGTGACGCGGGGTTCCAAGGTTCTCAATCCGTCAACCGGGCTGACCGCCTGGAGCGACAACGCCGCGGCGATCATTCGCGACTACATCACCCATTCGGATGGCATGCGGTTGCCCGTCTCTCTGGTCTCGACACCCCAGGCTGCAGCGGGGTGGCTCGCCGCCTACAACAGGGCGGCAGAAGCTGTCGAGCGCAAGGCCGGCGGCACTGAGCCGCGATATCGGCTCTGGGGCACTTATCGTTTTGATGAACGGCCGGCCGATGTTCTGGGGCGGTTTCAGGAGTGCTGCGACGGGCGGATCGTACCGACACCGGATGGTGGGGTGACGCTCGACATCGGCACATGGGAAGAGCCGACCGTCATCCTCGACGAGGATGCAATCGTCGGGTTCTCCGAGCTCGCACGCGGTCGCGATATCCTGACGACGGCCAACACCATTCGCGCCACCTATCTGTCGCCGACACACGACTATCAGTCGACCGATGCCGATCAGTGGATCGACGACGCTGACGCGGCACTGCGCGGCGAGATCGCCACCGACAAGCAGTTCCTGCTGGCGCCCAGCCACGGCCAGGCGCGCCGGCTGATGAAGCTCGCGGCCTATCGCGCGAACCCTTCTTGGGTTGGCGGCTTCCAGTGCAACCTCAAGGCGCTTGCAGCCTTCGGCAAAAGGTTCGTGCGCATCCGCTATCCGTTGTTCGGTATCGACGAGGTGTTCGAGGTGCAGGACTTCCGCTTCAACATCGGCGAGGGCGGCATTCTCACCGGTGTGTCGCTGCAGGTGATCTCGATGCCGGCGGCGGCCTATGCCTGGGATGCGGCCACCGAAGAAGGCACGGCGCCGATCAGCGAGGATGTCGTTGTCGACCGAACCATTCCGGTCCCGACCGGGCTGTCCTTCGGCGTCAACCGCATCACCATCGGCGGGCAGCAGGTGCCGGTCGGCGTGATCCAGTTCGACGCGCCGCCCTCCGACGCCCTGATTGTCGAAGGCCGGTACAAGCGCACCGCTGTCAGCGAATGGCAGGTGATCCCGATCGGCGACAAGGCGACCGAGGCGCAGACCGGCGCTCTTTCCGATGGTGATCAGTATGAAGCGCAGGTTCGCCACATCACCATTACCGGCCGTCAAGGCGCATGGTCGGCGAGTCAGACCGTAACCGTGGTCGCCGACACAACGGCGCCAGGTGTCGTGACCAATGTCACCAAGTCCGGTGGTGCTGGCACTGTCGATCTCGGTTGGAAGAGCCCGAACAGCGCCAACTACTCGGCGGCGAACATCCGCCGAAACACGGTCAACACCGAGGGGACTGCGACACTGGTTCGCACCGAGTATGGCGGCCCATCGGCCAACGACACCTGGCAGGATACCGGCCTTGCCGCCGGCAATTACTATTACTGGATCAAGGCTCGCAATGCTTCCGGCGTCGAAAGCGCCAGCGTTGCCACCGGTTCTGTGACCGTCACCTAAGACGCCTCTCCCAAGGAAAATCATCGATGAAAAATCCCAACACCGCCCCGAGCGGCGACCGACAGCGCGCGCCTGAAACAGTGCCGTTCGACGACGACGCGACATTCGACGACGGCTCCGAATTTGCCGGCGAGACCACTGGGGAAACCGCACCATGAAGGCCAATGACGTCTATCGCGACTTCGTAACGGACGGTGTTGCGGCCAGTGGCAAGCACCAGCCGAAGAAGGCTGAAATCAGGGAGCTTCTTACTGGCTACGAGGCGACGATCACTGCCTTTACCTCCAATGGCGGCCTGATCTACGACACGCGCGCCAACCTGTTCGCCGACCTTGCGCACGCCGCCAATACCTCGGCATGGGTCATCACGGATCCGACGGTGGGTTACAATGGCATCTACCGCAAGGTCGGGGCTTCCGGTGCTGGCTCGTGGAGCCGTGTCGCCGATCTGCCCTACAGCTTCATCCGGCTGAACGATGCCGGCGCGGGCACGGCTAACGCTATCGTTGCGACGTCGAGCATCCCCCTGCCGGCCTCGTCGTCGGCGGCGCTGCTGGTGATGAACGTGTTTGAGGCCAACACCGGCCCGGTGACCATCGCCGCGAATGGCGCGGCAGCCAAGCCGCTGAAGACGAACTCGGGCAACGACCTGGCCGCCAACTACCTGACCGCCGGCATGATGGTCAGTTTCATCGACGACGGGACTAGCTTCCGTCTGCTGTCTGATGTTGCAAGCGCGGCGATCGTCGCTGCGGCCGATGCGGCGCGGGTGGCGGCTGAGGCGGCCGCGGCGAGCATCGATTATCTGGCAGTTGCGGACAGGGCGGCCCTTAAGGCGGTGGATACATCAGCGCACACCGCTGTCTTTTTGAAGGAACTCGGCCGCGAAGGGGTATTTGTCTGGCGCTCCGGCAACTTCACCTCGCTGGTCTCTGCGGACGTCTACGAGGGAATTTACGTCAAAGCTGACGCTGTCGCGTCGTCTGCCGGCGCATGGGTGCGACAGCGCTCGGACCTAGATGTCTGGGGGACCTGGTTTGGAGCTGTCGCCGATGGTGGAACGATTGACAACCAGCCCATGATCCAATCGGCTCTGAATTTGATCGCTGGTACCTGTGTTCGGTTGGGCGCCGGCACCTGGGGGTCTAATGCACCAATGAACGTACCGAACAACGGCGCAATCAAGGGCGCCGGGATCGGCTCGACCACCATCCGGGCGAAGAGCACCGGCGTCAATCTCGTCATCCTGAACAGCCGAAGCACAGTCAGCGACGTGACGCTGGACGGTGTCACCGTCGATGATGTTGCCGGTGGTGGAGGCGTGCTCTTCCAGGGCAGCTATTCCACGGCGGAAAACATTCTCTCCGAAAACCATGGGTTCCATGGGTTCGCCTACAACGGTGGCGCTTCCAACCGCAATTTCCAGATCAACACGCATTCTCGAAATTGCGGTCACCGTGGCACCAACATGAGCGAAGGCTCATATGGGAACATCGTCGACAACTACACGGCCGAGGACTGCAAGCGTGCAGGGCTAATTGTCGGCTACCGAAGCCATGACAATGTCTTCACCAACATCTGGATCAAGAACTGCGACAATGTCGGTCTGTGGATCCACATGGACTGTTGGAACAATGTGTTCACGAACGTCGTTCTCGACACGCCTTCGGCCGCCGGCAAGGCATCACCGCAGCTTTATGTCGGTGCTCACACCTACGACAATCAGTTCGTCAATTTCGTCATCAGGGGCTCTTCGTCACGCGGCATTTACCTGTTCAACAGCGCTACTGATCATCCTGAACTCGGAACTACCGACGGGCCGACCGAACGAAACATCTTCCGGGGCTTCAAGATTTACGGCGACGGAACGGCGAATTCGGATGGCATCAGGCTGACCACGACGGATTCACAGTTGGTTCGCAACAACGTGTTCGATGAGTTCTTCATCGACAACCACGCCGATGGTGTCGATCAGTCCGACAGTGGCGTGTCCGGTCAGGAGTATCGAAACTTCAAGTTTGGCACGATCACCAACAAGCGCTTCCGGGGTGGCGACAATTCCGACCGCTACAAGACGGCTAAGTTGGTCAATTTCGAGGGCGTGACAGGCATAGGCGTGCTGACGGCCGCCTCGAACAGCCTTGACGCTCAGCCAACGCTGCCTGCGACCGGGGTATCCGTCAACAATCCGTATCCCTTCCCGGTCGTCATCTACATCGGTGGCCTTGCGGGAACTGCCAATGTCTCGATCAACGGTGCGAATGTGGCGTCGGCCCCGAACGATCTCGGTAACGGCACCCATATCCTTCCGGTCGGGGCATCAATAACCCTGAGCTACACCAGCGGATCCCCCAACTGGCGCTGGTGGGCGATGCTCTAACGGGTCGGTAAACCGAGCTCGCAACTTGTCGGCCGGGCGCTCGACTGCGAAATGGAGGAGGGCGCCCAACGCTATCGCGATCCCAAGGAATACGGGGGCCATCATGGGGTCGCCGCGGCCCTCGATGATCATCCAGTTCGTCACGATCGGCATGTGGATCACGTAGACCGGATAGCTCAGTTCTCCGATTGCCCGGTCTCTGCGCCAGTTGCGAGTGAGGCCGAAGATGGGGATAAGCGCCATGGCGAATAGCAGGTAGGTGACGTCCTGCATCAAGCCCCAATGCCCTGCGTAGGCCCCGACGAATTCGGCCAGGATCATGAATGCCGGCCCTGCGGTGAAGCAGATCACACCTGCGTAGGCTGCGTTTCGGGACGGGATGGTTTCAAACCACGGCTTCACCGCCGCGTATACGTGGTAGGCGATCATGCCTGCGAAGAACAGGTAGAAGAAATTGAATGCCGATCGGCCGCGCAGCGGATGAAGCGGGCCGACATTCGACGAGATCCAGACGTGGATGGCGTAGGCTCCGGCGAATGCGAGAATGAGACGGCGCGGTCTGCGGGCCAGAAATGGGGCCGCGACGTAAAACCAGATCTCAATGCCGAGCGTCCACATCTGCCGCATCATCGGCAACGCATCGAGCGGATGCACCGTCGCGGTTCTACGGATGTCGTTGGTGGCGATGATCGTGCCCGACACCGTGTCCAACGCGAACCAAGTCAGGGTGTCGTACCCGACCAAGGCGACCGCGACGAACTTGACGTAGAGATCCGTGATCGGCGCCTTGTCGGCGATGCTGTTCATTTCGTGCACGAACAAAAGGACGGCGGCAAACGCTACGATATAGGTCGGCCACAGTCGGAGAAATCGAGCGATGTAGAAGCGGAATGCGCTCCCTTCTGGGTACTTCGTATTCAGCACGAGGGCCATGTAGAAGCCCGAGATCATGAAGAAAAACATCACTGCGAAGTGGCCATCGACACCTAGCCATTTCGAGTAAGCGGCATGATCAAGCACCACGACTAGCGCGAGAAATAGTCTCGTGAACCCCAAGGCGTCACCCCTCACTTTCGGTGACGGTCTAGCATTCTAGGCGTTTGGCGCACAACCGGCGCTGCCCACTATCCCCATACTGAGGACATTCCCATGGACCGCAACTTCGCGCGGGCGCTTTCGCTCGTTCTGAAACATGAAGGTGGTTGGTCGGATCATCCGGCAGATCCGGGCGGCGCTACCATGAAGGGAGTGACGCTGGCGAACTTCCGCCGCTACGTGAAACCGGGCGCAACCAAGGACGACCTGCGCCGGATCACTGACGCGCAGTTGGCCACGGTTTACCGGCGCTTCTACTGGGATGCGGTGCACGGCGCCGAGCTTCCCGATGGGATCGATTACGCCGTCTTCGACTTTGCTGTGAACAGCGGGACGGGCAGGGCGGCGAAGTACCTGCAAGGCGTCGTCGGCGTCGTCCAGGACGGCAGGATCGGCCCGGCCACACTTGCCGCCACCAGCGCCATGATGCGCGCCACGGTCATCAACGACCTGTGCGACAAGCGCATGAAATTTCTGCGTGTCTTGAAGACCTGGCCGACGTTCGGCAAGGGCTGGACCGCCCGCGTCTCCCGGGTTCGCGCGGCGGCGCTGAAGATGTCCGAACCGAAACCCGCTTCGCCTCCGGTCACCGCGCCTCCGGTCACCTCCGAGCCCGTCGTTATCGAAAAGTCCGTGGTCGCGGATCCTGGCGAGCTCGAGCAGCATCCGCTGAAGAGCAAGACCGTCTGGCAGTGGGTGATTACGAGCGTGATCGTGCCGATGCTGGCGGTGTTTCAGGACTGGCGCGTTCAACTCGCGATTGTCCTGATCATCGCGGCATTTGCGGTATACGCGATCAAGCGCCGGGTGGACCTTTTCAAGGCCGTCAAAGGGCTCAAAGCGGAGTTGGGCGGATGAGAGCCTATCTGCTCGCTGGTGCCGCGGCGGCGATCGCCTTGGCGCTGACCTGGAGCCACACAGCGGCCTATCGCTACGGCCGTTCGACCGAACAGGCGAGGTTCGCCGCTGAGATCACCAAGGAGAACGACAATGCGGGCACCGCTGCTGAGAACTGGCGCGCTGAGCTTCGCCGCTGCACTGGCACTGGCGGGCTGTTCGACTTCGAAACCGGCGCCTGTCAGCACTGACGGGCTGCGCGCCGTCGTTGGCACGTCCCTGGTCGGCGTGAGGGGCAGGGCGCCGGCAGACCAGGCAGGCATCGACGATATGGCCGCAGGCCTTTGCGCCGCTGGCGTGTGGACCAGGAGCGAATGCGCTCGGCATGGAAAGGAAAGCCGGCTGTGACACGCGAAACGATCGGCGAGCGGCAGGTACGCGTGGAAGAGCAGTTGAAGGCGGTTGAAAAGGCGTTGGTCGTTCTGGCCCAGCAGGGGGTCGAGGCGGCCGAAGGTCGAAGGCGGGGCTATGAGGCCGCTGAGGCGACGCGTCTCGATGTCCATGATCTCAAGCGCCGGTTGGACAGCCTGGAAAAGGCGGTCGACGCCATCAAGCCGACCACGACCGAATATGCCCAGGTTCGTGATCGCGTGGCGTTCGCCGGCACACTCGGTAAAGCGCTGTGGGCCGTCGGCAAACAGGTCCTCGCGGCTGCGGCCGGCGCTGCGGCAGCCTGGTATGCTATTACGGGGCGCCCGCCGCCGTGACTGCGTAGGGGATTACCCGTCCTCGGTCCATTCGAGTCGTTCGCCAAAAACGCGCTATTTCTCGGCGTATTCTCTGTTCAACTGTTGCGCGGGGCCTCCACCGTTGGCGCGTCGGCGCAACCGCCTGGCGCCCGCCCTCCAAACTACTGGGGAGCAACTTGGCGCTTCCTGGCAGGAACATGTCCTGAATGCACAAGGCAGGGCTGATCTGCCAGTAGGAACCTTGGTCAAACAGGAAGTTGTCGACGGGGCGGTCAATTTTCACCGACGAGACGAGCTTAGCGGCGAGCTTTTTCGATATGACGTATCCAGCCGAGCCGTTGTGAAAACTCTTGAGGGAAACCAGCTTATGGCTTCCCAGCCTGACCACATCCCTACCGGTGCGTACCGGGTTTAACGTTGTTTCGAGCTTGATCAGGTCGAGTCCTTGAGGGATCCAGTTGGAATCCTTCAGATACCGGGTCGCGTCAGGGGCGAGATGAACGTCATCCTCAAATATGCACCCGAATTCATCGGTGCCGCTGGCAATTATCTTCCACGCCTCGATGTGACTTAGGAAGCACCCGACTTCCCCGCCCGTCCATCCCGTTCCAACGACATGGGATGTGTCTTCGTCACGCAAGTTGTTCTTGTCGATGGCTGCAATGCGTTCAAAATCTAACCCCAATGACGCGAACGAATCCGACATCCATTGAAGTCTATCGGTTGCGGCATCAAGGTTGATCACGAATAGGCGCATGGTCCAGTCTTATCGCTACTGGTATGCGTCTGCTAGCCCCCTTTCGAAGGCACGACAGCGCGGCCACTGGCGCGACATCAACCCCAGTCCAAACAGACGTGAGATAGCTGCTCTACTGTGATCCGGTTTCGAATTCGATCCAGGCGCGGTGTCAGTTGCGGGAAAAGGCGGTCATGGGTCTCGACCAACATCGCACCAATGCTGCGATAGATGCCCGACTCAAACAGCGCTTCCAAACATTCGACCTCAGCACCTTCGATGTCCATCTTGATCACCGAAACGGGCTCGCGCAGATCCCGTAGGAATTGCACTAGGTCGATAACCTCCACCTCGATCTGGCTGCCGCTTGCATGTTCGTGGGTCTCAAGCAGCGACGACGACTGTGTCTTGCCAACATTCGCGATATCGGGCCGCTGATAAAAAACAGCGGTACGCGCCGAAGCGCCGACCGCCTTCGGGATGATTGTGACCCGGTCATTGCGTCCAAATCGCTCGACGAGAACCTTCCTGGCGACCGGATCAGGTTCGAATGCGATCACCCGCATCCCGTACGCAAGCGCACGGTTGGTCACATCCCCGACATTGGCGCCGAGATCAACGAACAGTCCCCCCCGAGGCGCAGACTTCATTAGCTTGTAGAAGGTGTATTCCGCCTTGCGCGTCGGGTTCGGCGGTCTCTTCCAACGCCGATACAAATGCCACCGCACCATGAATTCCGGATAGCTCTCGCTAAACATCCCGCCAACCCCCAATATTAGCCCGTAAGGTTGGTATCGGCATCGGTGTAGATTGGCAATTGGAGCGCCTAACTCTGCCTGACTAAATCTGGTGCCGGCTGATCGGTCACTTCAACCGTCTTCGAATTTCGCTTGGATCGTCCGCTAATCATCGGCGGAATCATCCTGGCGATCGTAGTCTTCATGATGGGCGGAGGCCTCAAGCTGCCCTGATCAAAATGTACATTTTGTATATGCCCCGCTGACTTCGGCTGGCGAGGGCTTTTTGTTGTGACGTGATCCCCCGGAATCGCCGATCAATGGTTGTGGTCGGGGCAACCTGAGGGAAGGTCCTTCAGCGTCGACTAGGGGGAAGAGAGAATGCGTAGACTTTTTGTCATGGCCGCCGCGTTGTCGGTGGTCGCTTCTAGCTCGTTTGCTGCCGGCATGGGCGTTTCCTTTGAATGGGGCCCAACCAAGAAGTGCTTCGATTCAAAGTCCCCACCGATCGTGCTGTCGAATGTGCCAGCTGGAACGGTGAAGCTCGAGATCAAGATGATTGATCAGAATGCGAGCTACAATCATGGCGGCGGCAACGTAGCCTTCAGCGGCCAGAGCCAATTGCCCTACGGCGCCTTCAAGTACAAAGGGCCTTGCCCACCTTCTGGTACACATTTCTATAAGATTACGGTGAAGGCGCTTGATGCGAGCGGCAAGGCTCTGGCAAGTGGCTCAGCGACCCAGCCATTCTCAAAGAAATGAATCTCTAGCGCCGTAGGACGCAATGCCCCGCTGCCGAAAGGTGGCGGGGCTTTTTGCGTTTCAGAAGTCGATTTTCTCAATCCAAACAGCCCATCGGGGAACAAAGCAGGAGGCAGTTGAAAAGCCCCTCACGAAACAATCGCCCGTCATCAAATAGCCATGCGACTTCATGCAGGCCCGGCGGTACTCGCTAGACTGATCCTCGCCGATCTTGTTTTCCATGATGCGCATTGCACAGCTGCCATGCGCCCTAGCCACGTTGTTATGCGACCAGGCAAACACTCCGATAATCGCGAAGCCTAGCGCAAGTATCACCCCGGCACCGACGAGCACGAGCTTGAACAACGCCGCAACAAAGCGCATTTCCCCCTCCCGCGTTTGGACGGAGTGTGAGCGAATGCCATCGGAAATCAAGCCGCAAGCCTCATTGTGTCATGGGGTGAGGATTTCCACCACTGTTGCGTGCCGAAGCTTTTCCTCGCCGCGAAGATGCTTCGCCATGACCTTGAGGATCGGCTGGACTGGAACAGCAGCCTTGTTGCCGGCGCCGATGGGTGTCGCGAAGTGGCTTGTGTGCAGATACTCCAGTGCCTGCCATAGTTCGTCACGTTGCGCGCCAGGTACCGCGGGGATCGCCCGGCCGACATAGTGCAGCCGAGCATCTGTCTCCTCGGCCAGAAGCAGCGACGGCGCAGCCCCGCGCTTGCGCTCATAGCCGATCACCACGAATTCCCCCGTGATGTAGGCTTTCGTCTTCAGCCAGTCCTTGCTGTCGCCGCTTCGGTAGATGCTGGCCTTGCGTTTTGAGACGATACCCTCGAGGTCCATTTTCTCGACGGCAGCGAAGAACTCGGCACCCGAGCCTTCGAACGACTGGCTGAACTGGATCGGAGAGATGGGTCGCGGATCGCCCACGACCTCGTGCAGCCGCTCCCGTCGATCCTCGCAACGTTGCTTGCGCAGATCGTTGCCGTCCAGGCTCAGCAGGTCGAAGGCATAGAAGACCAGACTGGCGCCCTCCCATCGAATGGCAGTCGCAAGCTTCTTGAAGTCGGATCGGCCAGTTTCGTCCTGCACCACCATCTCGCCGTCGAGAATTGCGTCGTGGTGGATCAGCTCACGCGCTGCCGCTAGTACTGGGATGTATTTCTTGGACCAATCGTGCCCGTTGCGGGTGAACCCTCGCGCCTGGCTGCCGGCCAGGTGGATTTGCGTCCGGTAGCCGTCGTATTTGATTTCGTGGGCCCATCGTTCGCCTTCTGGCGGACTGTCGACCAGCGTCGGGATACAGGGCGGGATGAATGCAGTCTGACGCAGGGTCTTCATCGGTTAGACGCAGCAAAAGCGGCCCGCCTGGACTTTGCCAAGTCGGGCCGCCTGCATTGCGTGGTGGGTGTGGGCATGGCAGCCGACGCAATACTCAACTCTCGGATTTAGGCCCTGCATCGACGCCGCACCTCACCGTGCAAAGCTTAGTGTTGCTCTCGCCACGGTTGCAGGCAATAGCCCATTAGATAAGGGTGACCTAGCCAATTTGTTGCTTTGGGCATGGAGTGTTGCCTGATCCGGCCTTGTAGATCCGGAGCGTTCCGCTTGCGCCCATGTTACGCGCGCGACCGTTACTCCATGTCGGGCACTTCGCCGGCCCGATAGAGGATTGTGGGCTCGCCATATTCGCCAATGGCTGGGCTCGCTTCGCGGCTCCAGGCAATGACGCCGGCATGCTCACTCTCGATCATCTTCGCCAAGCGCTTGGCTGCATCCTCGCTCTGCATCTGACGAGGATCGAATGCGGGTTTCAGGTCGCCTTCGTCGTCGCGATTGAAAGCGGCAACCACGATCAGCTTCGGCATTTTCTGTTGCGGGACGATGTGACCGGTGTTCGACATCGAGGAATCTCCTAGATCAACGACGCCAGGGATTGAGGTGAAACGATCTGCGTCTCCGGAAGATCCACGACGGTCAGCATGTCGTCAGGCAGCGGACGCTGCAGCTTGCTCGCCTCTGACCAGGGCGCGGTCAGCCACGTTTCAATCTCTTCTGACGTCGTCAGGATGACGGGCATTGCCTTTTCGTGGATCGGGGCAACGACACCGTTCGGGCTGGTCGTCAGGAAGGCATAGACTTCCCAGTCGAGCACGCCGTCACGAATAGTGCGCGCGCCGCGCCATGGCGTCCACAGCCCCGCGAAGACCGCCAGCGACCGAACTTCATTGAGCGCAAACCAGAAATTGCGATGCCGGCCGGTGAGGGGGTCTTTGTCCCCTTCGGTCGGGCTCGGCTCGGCGAAGCTGGTGAAAGGCACCACGCACCTGTTCTCGACGCCAAGATAAGGCGCCCAGTGCTTGCTGTCCGTCCTTCGGATGTTGGTGACGCCCTTGTCGGGTTCCTTCTCCAGCAGAGCCTTGAAATCGACGGTCTGACCCTTCGCCTCGAGCTTTGCCGCGCGGGCCTTGGTCGCCTGGAATTGCACGTTCGAAGCTGTGGGCATGCCCCAGTTGAGCATGGCCAACTGCCGGCGCCCTTCGAAGTTGCGCACCACCGGCCCATTGCGGCCTGGATAGACGTCGATCGACGGCTCAAGGTTGCCGGCGATGTCGTCGAGCACCTTGGTCAGGGCGCGCAGTTCATCTTGCGAGGAAGAGAAATTGTAGAGGTTGCACATGGTCAAAACCTGCCTTGAGCGGTGCGTGCCGTCAATCAGTGAGGCAGGCTCTCGCCGTCTCGATAGTACTCAAGCGACGACATGCCGGGCTTCTTGTCCTCGGGCCAGCCAACGCAACAGGCATCTATGGCGGCTGCTTCCGCATCAAGCCAAACGCGAGCCGCTTTCGAGTCCTCGTCGCTCAACTCTCCCTGGAAACCATCGTCATCCCAGCATTCGAGCGCCCACATCCCCGCGCAGGCGCGATCAGCTGTCATGCCGGCGGCATGCAACACGGCTTCCGCGGCGGCGATGCCTCGCTGTTTGTCCTCCGGGGAAACTCCCTCGATCTTCAGGTGCAATCCCATGACCGGGCCTCCATCACATGCCCATAGGTTAGCGTGATGTGAATTGACTCCGCAAGGAGTTTGTTCCTATTTCGTTCTCATGCCGCAGCCGAACCGAGCCACGCCCTTTCCACTGTCGAAGCTGAACGATGCCCGCGATCTGGTCGAGGTTCGGTGCGCCTATTGCAAGCGAGCTCACGTGTATTACCCGACGGACCTGATCCAGTTGTTCGGCGACGTCGACGTCGATTCACTTTCGGGCCGGATGAAGTGCGAGAGCGTCCCCGGCGGCCATGGGTTCCTCAAGGTCGAGCGCGTTTTCTCCGGCTCCAGGGAGATGGTAGGAAAGAAGATCCGCCGGCTTGTTGCCATCAGGGTTCAACGCATTCCGGTATGGCGGGAAGAATGACAGCCGCCAAGAAACGCGAGAATGCCTAGCGCGCCCATATCGGCCGTCATTCGAGGCGGTGGGTACGGTCAACGACACTTCCACGGGCATCCGTGTTATTTTCGATTCAGCCTGATCGACAGACTGAGTGATAGATGATCTGTTGGGCGGCGAAGTAAGGGGGGAGATATGAAATCAGTGTTTCTGGCCGCTTTGGCGGTTCTTGCTCTAACCATGTCTGCTTATGCTCATGGCGGTGGATGCCGGAAAAGTTCACCGCCTGGTCAATGCTGCCATATGGATAATAGCGCCGGTTCGGTCCACTGCCACTAAATCGATGCGAAGGTCAGATTTCTTTGCAGCGGCTGGTCGTTGATCACCCGCACCAAGGCCGTTTGACCTTTGGGCGCCAAATGATCGCATAGCCCTCTGCCAGCAGCACGTTCTCTGCCAGCCGCCCATCAGATAGCCTGATGCGCACCAGCGGCCGGCGGTCTGAGGTCTTGTCCCGCTGGCCAGTGTCCTCGATCCGCAAGCCGGGGTCTTGGATAAGCTCCGCCAGGCGCTTCTTGGCCTCGCGACCGAGCATGCGTTCCCGCTCGCATTTGGCCCGGCCGATCTCGGGTGTGTCGATCCCTGTCTTGAACGGAACACCGTCACCGATCAGGCGCATGTTCTGACCGTTGCAACGGATGGTGTCGCCATCAACTGCGGTCAGGGTGGAGCAGGAGAGGATGGTGGCGGCTAGGAGGGTGATCATGGGGCGGATATTAGTTAGCCAGACCGGGCGAGAACAAACGCAAAACTCGATTTGGCGAACCACCGGTTAACCAGTTGATTTCATGTAGTTCGCGCCTGCCCTCCGGGCCCACCAAAAACTAAGTTTTTGATTTTATTTATATTTTCTCCGTTTTAGTCCGGGCGTACACCACGGCGTACACTGGAACACGCGTGTATCTTTGGTCAGGCCATGAGTGCTCAAGAAGTATTCTTGGATGCCAATCGGAATAAGTTGAGGTTAGTCATCTCAGGGGCGAAATCTTCCCATCGCAATCTTGAACGTTTCGGTAGGAATGTGGCGCGCGGCTACCTCCTCGCTTGACATGGCTGGGACGTCGGCAGCACGACTGCGGATGCCGCCCTTCGGCGCCAGCGCCCAAGGCAATGCCGGTGCCTGTCGTGGTAAGAAGACAGATCCATCTCGAACATGCCGCGCGCACCGAAGCCATCCGCATCGTGACGCTGCGCGCCAAGGCGTCAGGCTATCTGCAGGCACACGGACTATCAGGCCGCGCTCGATCAGGCCAAGGCGCAGATCGAGCGTGACCAGGCATCGCTCGAATAGCTCAAGTCGAGCCTCACCCGCGGCAACAAGCTCGCCGACAACGGCTATCTGGCCAAGGACGGGTTCGACCAGCGCTGCAGCGCGGTGCGACAGGCGGAAGCAGCCCGTGCCATATCACGTTCGGCCTTGCGGACTGCCGACTCAGTTCAACGCCGCGGCCGGCATGCGCAATATCGGGACGCGACTTGGTCGATCGAACCAGCCTCTCGAACTGGCATGCAACGACGTGCCAGTTCATTCGCTCCGCGCGTAACCGTCGGCCAGTCAGTCCTTGATGATGACGTCGGCCTTGTCGAATTTGGTGACGTCGATCAGCCCCTTGTCCGAGATGAGCAGTTCCCGGATCACGACAAGCGCCAGCAGCGAGTGCTGCAT